TCACCCGCCGGCTACCTTCGCTGCCAGGTCCATCTGGATCTTCCGCTTCTTCTCCTGCTGGGCCCGCACCCTATCCTGGAAGTCCTCGGCGTCGATTCCGTTCGCCTGACGCTCTCGCTTCAACCTGGTGATGTTTCGGTCGATCTCCATCATCTTAGCCTGGGCTGCCCGCTGGGCGTTCTGACGCAGCACGTCAGTCGGGTAGCTGCCCACCTTGATTCCGATCGACGAGACCACCGCCTGGGTCAGGCTCTGCTCCCTGCCGAAGGCGTCCGTCTTGCCGCTGCCGGAATTGACGATAGCGGTCGTCGAGTAGGTGCCGGGAAGTCCTGGCAGGTTCGGCGCGAAGGCCTTCCATAGGTGGTCGATCACCTTGCCGGCCTTCTCGGCAGGTGTGTCCGTCTCCAGGGTGATCTCCCGCCCGGTGAACTGGCTCTTGTTGGCGGCCAATTCCATGAGCAAGGCGAGCGGACCGCCGGGCACGGCCACCGGCAGCACCGGGATGGCCGTGTGGGTCTGGCCGACGTCGAGCACGTCGCCCACCGGGATCCAGCGACGGATGTCCAGGAACACCGGGGATCCGTTACCATCATTCCACGGCATCCTCACCAACTTGGGGACCAGACCCCAGACCCGCCCAGCCTTCTCCTCGGGTAGCAGTTTGCGCTCGTCGTCCTCGCCCCCGCCAGACAGCAGGTAGCCCAGCGCATTCAGGACGCCGACGAAACTGGCCAACTTGGCCAGCTTCCACGGCTTGTCGCGCATGGTGGACAGCATCATCGGCACCGCCCGGTAGGTGAAGGCGATGAACGGGAAGGCCGTGCTCCGCATGGCCTGAATCCATGGCGCGTTGATGCTGTAGTCCAGGAAGGACTTGCGCGCGACCTTACCTGCATCTTGATCGGAGGCACCGTTCTCCTTGGCCTTCAGCCAGGCGGCCAGACGGAATACGTCGTCCTCTGCCTGGTACATGTCGATCATCTTCTGCACCGCTTTGCCGGTGAATCTTCCGGCAGTCGTCGGCTTGATGGCGTCCCAGGACGCGCCGAACTTTCCGTGGACCAGCAGATTCACCGCCGACATGGCACCCACCTGGACGCCCGGCGTCTGCCCGGCCGCGCCCAGTTCCTTCTCCAGCGACTCGATCAGCGGCCGCAGCTGCTCATCCTTAAGCTCTTTCGTTGCCCAGGTGCCGATTCCACCGCCGGAGTCCTCGTAGCGGTTCATCACCTCCTGGGCCGCCGCGTCCTTCGAAGTCATCAGGCGCAGTGCCTTCAGGATGTGTCCGGCCGAGACATCGTGCCAGTCCGCCATCACGAAGTTCGACATGACGTTGTTCATGTGCACCGCCGGGGACAGCGCGGTCTTCGAAGTCTTCCAAGCGCGCAGGATCTGTGCCCCCACTTCGCCCAGCGGCCGGTAGGCGCCTCCGGCCACCTGGCGCACGTCGTTCCAGATGGGGCCCGGCAGGTACCGGCCAGACAGCACACCGTAGCGCTTGGCCTTGGTCCCGGGGATTGTCGTGTCAGGCACCTTCACCCACTCGCCAGGCTTGAAGGTATCGCGCATGCGCTCGGAGGCCTCGACCACCTGGCCGTCGATCATCTCGCCCTCCTTCTTGGCGTAGCGCTGGGCCAGCCACTCCAGATAGTGCCCCACCTCCACGTCGTGGATCATGCCGTGCAGGGTCTTGGCGATGGCGTAGCGCACCTCGTCGATCTCGCCCAAGGCCTCCCGCTCCTGCTTGGTGAAGTCGCGCCAGAGGATCAGTTTGCCGCCCTTGGTGTCCCTGGCCTCCCAGGTTCCGGCCTGATCCCAGGCACCATACCTGGCCGGCATCGGCTCGGCCGCCGGCCAATAGGCCACCTCCAGCAGCCGGCCGCGGCCCTTCTCGCCCATGCCGGGCAGTGCCGTGGTGCCCTCGCCGGTGGCGGCCCGGCGCTCCAGGCGGATGAACCGCTCGCCCACCAGTTGCTTGTCGGCCTGGCCCGCCTTGAGCTTCCGGTTCCACCACTCGGGGGCCGTGTTCTTGATCTTCGCCATATCAGCGCCATCGGTCATGCCGCGACCCTTGTACTGGTCGCCCAGCACGGCAATCGCCCTGGCCCGGCTCTGCGCCTCCCCGGCGGTCAGTTCAGCGGTGTGCTTCACATAGGACCGGTGCAGGTAGGCGAAGCGGTTGCGATCCCGGGCTTCCGGCGTCAGCTGCCCCAGGCGCACCGCCTCGGCGGACAGCTGATCGATCATCTTCTCCACCTCGGCCAGGGTCTTGATGGACTCCGGCGGTAGCTGATCGCGGAAGTAGTCGGCCGCCTGCGGGTTGTCCGAATTCATCCACTCGTAGGCAACCCGGCTTTCGGCCCGGGTCAGGGTGGCCAGCTTCTCAATCAGGGCGCCGGCGGCGCGCAGCTCGCGCTTCTGTCGGCCCACCATCATGGAACGCTGGTCGATCACCGCCTCGGGAACTCCGTAGTCGGAGATCACGCCGGCCTTGACTGTCTCCGGGGTGAATCGGTCGATGACGCTGGCTGCCACATCGAAGGCCTTGCGGATGCCGATGTCGGCGCGGCTGATCTCGGTCGCTTTGCGAAGAAGATCGTCGACGGGCCTTGGGGTAGCCGCCTTCTGCTGGATGATGGCCTCGGCCCGCTGTTCAACAGTCGGAGCCACGCCGGCCTGGCCGACGCGGGAAAGGCGGGTTACGCCGCCTTGCGGATCCTGGCCTTCGGGAAGAAGGCCTTTTGAGCGGAGGCGAGCGAGTCTTTCTTGTCCTGCCTTAGCGACTCGATTTCGGAGTTCGTCAGTCGTTCGGAAACCGAGGAGGTATTGGGCTTCGCTGGACGTGAGGGCGCCGGGCTCGATGCCGATGATTTCCCGTAGTTCTGCCCCATGGCGTGACTCCAATTCCTTGATGGCGACGAGTCTTGCATCTTCCTCAACCTTGCGCAAGTCGGACGGAAGGAGTACCTTGTAGGCCTCGCTCAGGTTGCCGGGGCCACTCTTGGGGATTTGACCCTTCAGTTTGTCCCGGACGGCGCTACTTTCAGGAATTGGACCTGTCAGGAGGCGTCCGATCTGGGCGAATTTCTTTTGCGCGTCCGCCACAGCACCGGCGACCTTTGGCGCCACCGGAGACTGCGGATCTCTGTAGAGCAGATTCCCGGAACGAATCTGGCGCGCGACCCAATCCCACCCCTCGCCTTTCGGGTACATCGACACCACGAGCTGCCGCTTTCCAGCCGGTGTGTCGGCCCCCGGCGAAACGACGAGCAGCACCGGCTTTCCGCTGTACTCGTTGGCGACCATCACCATGCGACCTTCCCTAGTAGTAGAACGCAGCATGAGCGATGGCCGCTCCAGAGTTTCCGGCACCAACTGTGCGATACGGTCAGCAGTCATCCCGTGGTCGAAATGCACCTTGTCGATTTCCTTTGGGTTCATCGACACCGGAAGATCGTCCCACCCGAAAGCGCGCAGCGTCGCCGGGGTGCTGTCCATGACATGAACTGGATATGCCTGCAAATTTCGTCCAGCGACGCTGTCGGCAACCACCTGCCGCACCGCGGCCGCAAAGTCATGCGCTCCTTGGCGCGCCAGCGCCGTCCACGTCCCCGTCGACACATGCTTCCCAGCTTGGCGCTTCGCTGCGGCGAGCGCGCGCAGCACCAATGCCTCCACATCGCTGTCGCTCCACTTCATGACCAGCGGCTTTCCGGCGATGCGGATGCTGCGCAGGATGTCGCGCACCTTCGCCAAGAGTTTCCGCCACCCGCTCAGATTCCGTGCCGTCGGTCCCATGTCGGCCAGCACCTCGTTGGCCGCGCGAACCGCCGAGTAGCGGTATTTCGCCATGATGGCGTCTGCCTGGGCCTTCACCGATGGGTTGCTGCGATAGATGTCCAGCATCACGCCGTCGATCTGCTGGCCGAACATACGCTCCAGACCGGCATGCTCTGCCTCGTGGATAGCGATCTCCATGGCGTGCTCTGCGTCCATGAGTCCGGAGCGCAGCAGGTAGACCTCGCCCTTGTGAACGGCCGCGCTCCAATCTCCGCGGGCATTCTGGCTGCCGATCCACTGGAGCAATTCCTTTGGCGCCTGGCGCTCGGTCTCCAACGCATGCACCGGTAGGCCAGGGAAGGCGGACCGGAATGCCTGGGCAACGGCCGTCAGGTCTTCTAGATGGATGCGGCGTCCGGTATCGGGACGTGACTGGTTCAGGCGGGAAAGACTGTTGCTTCCGAGGTCTTCGGAATTGCCTAGTCCAGCTTGCCCTGATCTGAATTTTCCGAGGAACCTTGCTGCTCCGGGCCGAACGGAACGGGATGCGTCTGGTTGTACTCGAGCGCCAGCTTCTTCACCCTGGCGCGCATCTCTTCCCTGGAGTCCGAGAACGGACCGGACCGTGTCATTCCAGGTAATTCGTCCGTCTTGGTAGGTGTCGTAGTCATCTCTTGCCCCGAGGCTATTCCAAAATCCCTTCGCTTGATCGAGGGCTTCGACGATCCTGACGCCATCTGGCGCGTTTGCAGCGATCGTTGCGACGACCTCCTGTCCAATATAGCGCCCACGGAACTGAGGTTCAACCACCATGTCATGGATGGCGGATATTTCACCAAAGTCATTGACCTCGGCGAGCATCTGCCCCAGATAGCGCCCGTTGGCCCATCCGTCTGACCTGTCACGAATCTCGAACCAGAAGACTCCATCCGAATTTTCGACAGCTCGGGCATGGCCAAGAGGCCATTCCCCGCTTTCAGGAAAGTCCGTGACGTCTGAACCGAATTCGACTTTCGTTACAGGCTCCAGAGAGAAAGATTCGCCAGAGAACATGGGGCCGGTCTCGTTCTTTCCGGTGGCGTTCCATGAGAAGCGAGACCGGATTTTCTCAATATCTTCTCCGGTAGGTCCGCGTCGCGGATTCGTGTCTCGGTTCAACACCGTGTATCCGCCCGGCGTTTCCGGATTGCGCAGCGCCTCGGTTCCACGCTTGATCAGGTAGGCCAGATCCGTGTCGCCATAATCGGCAAGCTGAGCCAGCCCATGCTTGCGGAGAGCGTGACGGATTCCTCCGATGATCTCCTTCATCGTCGTGGCAATGGAGGGACGACGTTGAGCGATACGCGCCATCAACTCGTCGGTCAGCACCGCTATCTTCACCTCCAGATCCCAGTCAGGCGCCTTTCCGGGAATGAAGAGTGACTTCCGGTAGGTCTCGATCGCATCCTGTTCGCCATACTTCCTGGCCAGCGTCTTCAACCCACCCCATCCACCGAGCCGATCAAAGAGGTTGTTGAGCTGAGTCACGAACGACCTACCGAACAGCTTGCGCGTTCCCAGGTGGCCGCGCAGTTCATGGAGTACGGTTTCCTCCAGATCAGCGGCGGTAGAATGGTTCGTCCGGATCACCCAGATTGAACCGTCACGATGAATGAGGCCCTTGGTGTTGCGCTCGTTTCCGCCTTGGTCGCGGGCATCCTGCTGCGCATCCGCCGGAAGCGCATCGAACGACTCCACCAGATGCAATTGGAAGCGAGCATCCGGGCCGAAAGACGTTCTGACGTCGTTGACCACGGATTCCGCGTTCTCACGACCGATGGCCAGTGCAGGGCCGGAGGCATCGTCACCACTCCGCGCCAAGAATGACACGGGCGCCACATCGGCGCCGGCATCATCAGTCGTTCCGAAGTGCTTACCGACAATGCGCTCTGCGGATGAGATGGCGTTCGCGGTCAACTGCCGCTGCCAAGCAGATACCGATGGCGCCCACTTGAACCCATTCGCCCGAAGGTCTGCTCGGACATCATCTGCCGGCTTGCCATCGAAGAACAGCTGCAGCCGGTTGTCCTGGGTGTTCTTGACCATGCGCACACCAGGTGCTACCTGCCGACCCGACTCCGTTTCGGCATCCGCCTCCGCGGCGCGGGCCTGCAAGTCTTCCACGCGCTGGCGGATGCGCTTGATCTCGGCGTTGTTGTTGGCAAGATGATAGTCGGCAAATCCGCGTCGTCCGGAGAAGTCCGGCTTCTTGAGCTGAGCGATCCGGTCATCGTCAAACCCAAGCCCCCGCAGGGCCTCATCATCGCCCTTTCTGATGGCTGCGTTGGCGGCCTTCATGGTCTCCTGCAGCTTCTCGCGTTCGGCTAGTTTCTGCCTGGCCTCGGCCAGTTGGGACGACACTGAATTGTCCGTGGCACCATGCAGCACACGCTCGAGCATGCGCGGCGCCTTGGCCAGGTAGTCACTGGCGTCCTGCGCCCGGCGGCTGGCTGCATCAGAGCGCTTCAGGTTGGCGGCCACCGGGAACCTCGCCGGCCCAACAATCATGGCCGACATGACGCGCCCGTGTGAAGCGAGATAGGCCCGCGTCAGGTCCGTGTAGCGCGCTGCCACATCGTCGAAGGCCTTTGCGAATTCGGCTTGTTTCTGGGCGTCAGTGGCCTGGTACTTGACTTCGAACATCCGCCAGAGCGATAGCAGGTCCTGGAACAGCCCGCGCCGAACTCCGGCGCCTCTCTGCTCGGGAGAATGAGAGGTTCCACTGAAGGCTGCCGCCGCATCGTGCATGGAGATAGCCGTCGGCGAGATGTGTACCGGCAGGGTTTTCGCGTACTCGACTTGCCCCTGAAACTGCCCCTCGTGGATAGCCTCTGCCACCGGATCGCGCATCATGGACCCGCGCAATTCATCGTGGTCGGCAGCATCCTTCCCGGTCTTCTCTCGCAATTGGTCGAAGGCCGATGACCGGACCTCATCGAACTTATCGAACGGCCGGGACTTCGCCACCCTCTGGATGATCTCGATCGGGGAGTTCGCTTCTGCCACAGCGTCTGTGGTTGTGCCTGACTCGGTAGCGTCTCCGCTATTTAAAGTTCCAGGCGTTTCCTTACCTTGCCTAGACTCCTGGGAAAGGTTCTCGCTGAGATAGACTTCCGAACCATCCGTCTCCGCTGCCTGCTGGTCGCTATTGGAGACATCCCCCTTGGGCTCATTTCCGGTCTCGCCGATGTCTTCTTTGCGTGACGTGGCCGCGGCGAACAGGTCATCAACGCGCTGCGTGCTCTCCTGGTCTATCGCCTGCTTCGCGGCCTTGCGATAGGTCGCGTTGTCGATCTTGTTCCAGAACGTCCTGAGCTTCTCGTCGGCGCGTAGCGCCTTCTTCACGTAGGCAATCAGATCCTGGAGGCCGTAGCCAACCTCCTTGATGCCGGCGTCGAATAGACGAACCAAGGTAGGCATCAGGTTCGGCGTGTCCTCGGGCATCATCGCCGCCCGGGTGTGGCGGGTCGCAATCTGAGCGAGGTCTGCCAGCGCGTCCTTGAAGTCCTGGCGCGACTTGGATCTCAGTTCCGACACCGTTGCGCCATCTGACCGCTTGGCGCTCGGGAATTGGTACGTCGCCGCCAGCAGTTCCCGGATCGGCGCATTGAACAGGATCACCTTCTCGGTCTCTCCCTGGGCCAGCGCGGCCACCCACTGGTGATGGCCATCCAGGATGTACCCGTCCGACGAGGCCAGCACAGATCGGTCGGAACCCTCGCGGACCTCCTTCCAACCCTCCGCCTTCTTGGTGGAAAACTCGGCCTGGGTCGGCTTCAATTGGTCGGCCGTCATCTCCACGGTCTCGTGGGTGATCCCCTGCCCAGCCAGGAACTGTATCAACGCGCCACGGTGCTCGCCCTTGATCTGTGGCATGTCCGCCCGGGGGATGCCGAGCGTGCCGCTCTCAGGCGGGAAGGCTACCCATTCGCTGGCGCCCGCATCGCCTTGAGCGCCGCGCGGATCGCCTGCCTGATTCGCGGGCTGGCCTTCACCTTGTCCAATAGCGCCTTGGTTCCCGGCAACTTGACCGGCATCAGTGGATCCTGGTTGCTTGGCATCGCCTTGACTCCTTGCAGCGGCAGCCATGAGATCGGCCTTGGCCGGCGCCTGCTGCTCGCCGAACACGGAGCCCTGGGCCGGGTTGCCGGCGGCCGTCAGGGCTTCAAGGTATGCTTGGATGAATTCGGCGATGCGCCGGGGACTGCGGATATTGTCCGCGAGGAACATCAGAAGCTCGCGGCCCTCCGGCGACAGGCTGTCGCCGAACATGCTGGACTGCGCCAGGTAGTCGGCCACCGAGGTGCCCTTGTCGCGCAAGGTCGCCAGCTCCTCGACGGCGGCCATCAGATCCTGGGTGATGTCGGCATCGAACAGGGCGCCATCGGCGATGGCCTCGCGGGCCTTGGCCACCTGGGGAGCCACGCGCATCAGGCCGGCCGTGACGTTGCGCAGGTTGTTGTCGAGGCTTTCCACCATGCGCAGCAGCACTGGCGAGTCGCCGTAGGCCTTGGCCAGCACCGCATTGCGGATCCGCGCATAGCCGGCCTGGGAGAGTTGCCCGCCGGCGTCGATCATGCCGGCCTGCTCGGTGCCTGGCAACTTGGCCAGGAAGCGGCGGATAAACGGCCGCGAGCTTCCGGACGTGAAATCTCCCGCGTCGTCCGGGTTCAGGTCGTCCAGGCTGTCGATCGCCGCGGCGTCGGACCTCGCCTGCTCGGACGGGCTCATGCGCGCCACGGTCGAGGCGTTGGCCTGGCGCGCGAACTCGGCCCGATTCACCGGGGTGCTGCGCACCCGCACCAGCACAGGCTTCTGCAGGGCATCGACGGATTCTGGTGTGATACCGAAGCGCCCGGCGTTGTCCTTCAGGAACTGCCGGTAGTCGAGCGCCTTCTGGCCGTTGGCCTGGTAGACGCGCTTCAGGGCAATGGTCCGGGCGTTTCCGGATTCCACCAGCCCGTCGGCACCAACGATCGGCGCGCCGGTGGCGGCGTCTGCCGATTCGCCCAGCCGGGCCGGATCCAGTTTGCCGACGATCTGCTGGACCTGCATCTCCGAGGCATGGCGTTCCCGCTCGCGGGGCTGAAGCTCCACCGGGTACGTGCCGACCGGCCGCAGGTTCTCGTCGTGGGAAGTGGTCAGGTCTCCGGCTTCCATCAGGGCGTACTGGCCGTTGATGCGGGCTCCGGTCTCCGTGGAAAAGGACGTGGGCACGCCTGGCGTTGCCGTGGGCCAGGACGCCGTGATTCCGTCCCGTTCCGCGCTCAGCGACTGGGCCTCGCCCTGGGCAAGATCGGGCGCCGCCAGGCGCATGTCGATTTCCTGAACCCTGTCGAGGGCCGTCAGGCTCTTGGGCGTGTAGAGCGCCTTGTCGGATTCCGTCGGCACGGCGGCCACCGCCGGCGCACTACCCGCTCCCGGCGAAGCCTCAACCACCGGCGAGCCGAGCACATCACCCGCATGGATTGCATTACCCCCGCCTGCGGTATTTGCCAGCGGCTCGGATGGTACTGACTCCGATGGCCGGCTGACCGCGGCGTGACCGCCACCCATTCCTGCGCCAGTTGCCAGGCCAGAGGCCGCAGCCTTGCCCAGCCCCTCGTCCCACGGCCGCCCCATGGCGACGTTCTCCCAGGCCGATTCCTGGACGGACTGCGGCATCTCCTCCAGGGAACCCTCTTTGATGCCCTCGATGGCGGCACGATTCACGGCGAACCCATGGTCAGTCTTGAGGCCCGGCCGCTGCCCGCGCAGGGCAATGTCCGATTCGATGTCGCCGATACCGATCTTCTTGGCCAAGGCGCCAGAACCGGCGGCAATGGCGCCCGTGCCAATCCCGGAGGCAATGGCCGGCAGCGCGTAGTCACGCCAAGACTTCCCCCCTTGGCGCGCTGTCTCCGCGAGGTTGCCAGCCTGCTGCGCCCCTTCCGCACCAGCAGAGGCACCAATGGCGATCTTGGCCAGGCGGTCGGCAATAAAGGCCTCGGCTTCGGCCCCAGACAACCCGGCCGCCGACGCGGCAGCTGTGACCCTGGGCAGCGCCATCTGCACCACCTTGCCGCCGATGGCGCCAGCCCCAACCGTTCCCGCCAGCGACTCGGTGATCTTGTCGGCCAGCATTGCCGGATCGGCGCCCAGGGTCAGCAGTGTCTCGGTGAATCCCTTGGTGCCCTGGTAGATTGCATCCCGGGCCTTGCCGGAATCGCTCTTCAGGTCGCCAATGATCGAAGACTTGGTGCGCTCTGGATCGTACCCAACGGTATCCTTCAGCGCCTGGCCCGGCGTATATCCGGTCCAGCCGGTGGCCAGATCGCCGATACCGACGGCCGCCTCGCCTAGTCCGACTACCCCTTGCGCACTGCTCAATGCAAGATCACGGCCGAAGTCGATTCCGCGCTTCACCGGATCATTTTGGTACCTGGCTGCCGCGTCTTTGGCCAACGCCTGACGCTCGAGTTCAGCAGAGGTTCCGGATGCTCTGCTGGTGGCCAGCATTTCTTGATTGGCCGCATTGCTGCGAGCAATCGATTCCTCGCGCCGCCTGGCGTCGATCCTGGATATTCCGCCGCGCACATCGTCAACGATTCCGTGGATACCGGCCGAAACGACATCGAGAACGGAGCGCCCACCACCGTCCTGATCTTTGCTGCCGAAATTCGATTGGGCGTAGGCCAGAACATCGTCCTGGCCGGCGTCGTCGGGCGCCGTTACCTCGAACCGGCGCCCGTCGGGAGAAGTGATCTCGTATCGAGCCATCGTCGCACCCCACTATGGAATGCGGCGACTCTGCCACGCATGGGGCGACTGTCTACTTAGTCCCTGCCACCTACTCTACCTACCAATGCAAGCCAGCCACGCACGGCACCAGATCGCAAGAGCGGCTTCCCACAGATGCCGCACTGGCCCATCCGGCTGTTCGCCAAACTCGGCCACGAACGCCACCTCGGCGTCGGTCGGTATCTGCGCCGAGCATTCGGCCCGCGGGCACTGGCGGCAATGCGGGGACGTGCTCACTGGGATCAACTGGCCGCATACGTGACAACTCCACCGCGCCGTGATGGATTTAACAAAACGCTACTTCCACTCTGCGAAGCTGCGGTGACGTACCCGCCCTGGGCGTACCCGAACGAAAGCCAGATGTTGTCCGGATTGAGCTTGTCGACGAAGAAGTTCGCAGGAACACAGGTTGCGGCTGCAGAGTTGTTCTTGATCTTGGCGACGAGTGTCCAGCCGCCCGTTTTTGAATCCGCCGCCCAAATATTGTGGCGCTTGGAGTCTCCACTGGAACTGAAGAAGCTGGCGAACAGGGCGAAATCCTGGCCCTTCGCGGCGATCACCGGCGGGGCGTTAGTCGCCCTCTCCACTGCACTCTTGGACATCACATAGTCGAGCGTCCTTGGAATGAGCGTCGACACGTAGGACGTTGCTGATGTGTCAGCTCCCTCGGAGTCCGAGTCGGGGATCGAGAAGATTCCAGCATCAGAGAAACACAGGTCGCAATACCGGTTCAATTCAGACCCGGAGATGACTTTGTATCCAGGCGTCGTCGCAATGGTGGCATACGGGGTATTTGCCGCCAGAGCCGACGCCGTCCCGTTGTATGCAATTAGCGCCGGCTCGGTGGTGAAATCGCCCAGCATGAAATAGATCCAGCCGGTATAGGGGTCTTGGACTGCGCCGTGGAAGTGGGCGGCCTGATGCGCGCCGCCAGTGTTGAATTCCATGAAAATCGCCCAGGTATTTCCGCCGTCCGTGGATCTCCACACGACGGCCTGGTCAGCGCCAGCCCCACCTGAACCCGGGGTGCGAGCACCGTTCACGTTGTACTCGCACAGGAATAAATGGGACGCGCCGCCAACGGTGGCCTCCAGGAATGTCCGGTGCGAGAGCGAGCGGATGTTTGTCGACTGGACCCCGGAGTGCAGACCGAGGTCGACGCATGCCTGCTTGTTGCTGTAGGCGGCATCGGAGCCAACGGTGTAGGTTCCAGCCTTCGCCCGCCACAGGTGATTTTTCAAGCCGGTATCGAACGTCAGGAAATAGATGTCACCGTTCGATACTGCCCAAGCATTGACGATCTTGGTTGCCGAGTCGAACGGAACCGCATTGCCCGCCGTGTCCTTGAGTCCGTTACCAGCAGTGCAGCTCGTCTGAGCCAGCGCCGTGACTGTTCCTGCCTTCGTCAATGGGTTACCGGAGAACAGGAACAGCTTCCGTCCCCAGTCACCATTGTCGGTGTCGCCACAAACAAACTCGCCAGTCTGAAGTTGGTCGAAAAGGCACATCGACGTTACACCGGCGACTGATACGCCTATCTGTCGATAGTCGGCACCCATCGCCGCATGCTCCGCGGCGTGGTCAACCCACGTTGTACCGTTGTAGCGATACACGAACGCTCCATCGACCCGGTACATCACCCCAGGATTCTGAGGAGCGCTTGCTGAAAGAACAGCAAATTGCGCAGCCGTCACGTCCCTGACCACAAATGGATACTCACGGAACATCGTTTCCTGAAGTTGCCCCATATCGATACTCCTATTCGTCAATCGTGAAAAAGCAACACCCTTGCATTGGGCGACGGTCCTATCAAGGAATCGGCTTGATTCCCCAGCCGGGCTTCTGGCTCGCGGCGGGCGCTGGTGCCGCGCCCTGACCAAGGAACCGCATTGACTCCTCCACCATCTTCTCGGAGCGCTTCTGATCGCCCATCGTGGATTGCAGCGCCCCCTTCATCAACTCGAAGCGCATCTTCTCCGGCGACAGATCCTTGGCGTGGGTTGCCATGCGCAGTGCGTCGGCTTCAGTCTTGGCCAACCCGGAGCGCATGAAAGCCTGGGACAGCTTCACCTCGGCTGGCGCGTCCTTCCCGGCGCCAGTACCGACGGTGATTGCGGCAATGCGATCGTTGATCGCCGCCCGGGCCGCGGGGTCCGTCTCGTTGGCCGCCGCAATCCTCATCGTTCCCAGGGTGGCCGCCAACTGGGCATCGGTCTGCGCGGCCGGCTTCTCCATCCGCCACTTGTCGGCAGCAATGCCCGCCTGCGCCGCGGATGCCCCCGCAGATATCCGATGGGCATCTGCATTCTTCATGCCCACCTCGTAGGTCTTGTCGGCGGTGTACCGGTGGGATTCCGCGCCGATGGTGGCGATCTTCTCGCGGCTATCCATCTCGGCCTTCTTCTGCGCCGCCTCGGCTGAAGCTTTCTGCGCCGCTTCGAAGTAGTGCGGAGACAGGAACTGCAGTTTCTTGGCCATGCCGGCATCGAACAGCGTCAGCCCTTGATCGGGGGTGTAGGTATTCATGACGCGCCCTTGCGCATCAATGTGATTCAGAACTGGGCCGTTTGGCGTGTTCTGGGCTACCAGCTGATTCCCGTCGGCGTAGGCATCCGCATTGCGGTTGTAGTTCTCCACCTCCGCAGCGAACGGCGACATATCACCTGCCAGAATCTTCTGGCGCCCCTGCTGCCACGACTTCAGGTGTTCGCGGACGGCTGTCGCCTCGTCCTGCGCCTGGGTGGCTTCCTTGATCTTGATGCCGCGCAGTTCCTGCTCTTGGGCTGCAGTCTTCTTGAGGACGTCCAGTTGCTCATCGGCACGGGACGAAGCCTTGTCCTGACGTTCCTGCTCCTTCTGCCGGTTGATCTCGTCCACCGCCGCGCCCATGGCAACGCCAAGGCCTCCGGCCGCATGAATACCGTCGGCCTGGATCGTGGTCTGAGCATCGCCACCGCGCTCCTGCCCGGCATCGTTGATGCCGATCAGCAGATCCTCGGTAGTCCCGCCCGATTGCGCCCACTTCTGGATGATCTTCTGCGTTTCGCTAACCGGCAGATTGACGGCGGCCGCGCTCTCGACTACCTCCCCATCGGATAGCTGTGCCGGTACCTTGTCCTCGGTGGGGCCGCCCGGGCCCGACACCTTGCCGCCCGGGGTCATGTCCTGGCGGTGGATGCCGCGCTGGATGGCGGCAACCTTCCCGCCCTTGGCGAAGAACGAACCGCCCAGCAGACCGCCCGCCAGGCCGCCGACCACGGTCCCCACCCCCGGCATGATGGCCGTGCCCACCTGTGCACCAGCCTCCGCACCCGCGTAGCTGCCCGCGGCGTTGGCAACCGACGAGCCCACATCCTGGCCGTTGGCGATGTTGATGCCCGCATTCAGGATGGCCCCGTAGGGGGTGGCACCTTCCACGCCGGTAGTCGCCCCTTCAACCGGCGTGGTGGTCGCCGTGGTAACCGGGGCCGCGGCCTGGGTGGCGTCTGCCGTGTCGCCGAGGCCATTCGCGCCCTGCTCGGAAGCGGTAGCCACACCGGGGTTCTGCACGGCTGCCGGTGTAGCGGTAGAGACCGGCGCGGGCGCCTGCGACGTCATCTTGTCGAATGCCCCGCGCAACACCTGCTTGCCGATGCCCTTCACCGCCTGGCCGCCTGCCGCCAATGCCGCCGACGTCATGAAGGCCTCCATCGGATTGGCGCCACCTCCGGAGCGGACATTAGACGGCCTGGTTCTCCAGTCGGGCAACTTCATCAGGCCTCCGGCAGCCATGTGCACCACGCCCTTCTTGACCTTGCCGCCGCAGGCCATGGCCACCGGCTTGACGCCTCGACGAACGATTGCTGCCCGATCGCCACGCTTCGACACCTTGCCGCCACGGGCCGCAAACAGAGACCGGCCAATGAACCCGCCGGCCTTACCCCATCCGGCCGCATTGGCGTTGGCGTTGTCATCCGCACCGCGCCCCATCGTTCCATAGCCTGCAGCTGCGCTTCCAAGAGAAGCCGAGGCCTGGGATGGGATGCCCGACAACGCATTGTAGAAGTCGTAGGTACGGCCCCACTTCTGCCCCTCCCCCCACTGCTGCGCCTTGTTCATCCCCTCCGCCTTCATGGCGGCGCCGCCCAGGGCGATCGAGTTGCTGTCGCCGGCAAAACGATGCGGGTCCAGGCCGTAGCGGGCAAGGTTCCGGTTCGACGCGGCGATCCCATCGCCGAGCGCCTGCCCAGCATCGGCGCCGGCGGTATCCCGCGCTCTCTGGGTCAGCGCCCCGCTGTTCGCCTCATCGACCATTCCCGCCAACTTGGCCACAGCGCCCGGGGCGTTCGGCTGGTAGATGTCGTTGTAGATTCCCTGGGCGATGTCAGCCTGGACGCCGAGCAGGCGGTCCTGGTTGGCGTAGTAGTTGTTGCTGCCACCATCCGAACCGCCGCCACCATAGACGCGCCGGCAGCCATCGAACCGGGTGCATGAATTGCCGAACGGCTCGCCGGCCGCATACAGCTGCTTTCTGGAGATCGTCATAGTGCGCACCTCGTCACGATGTACTTCTGCTGAAATCCGTTCTTCTCGAACAGACGGGCGGCAACCGGCCGACACCAGGCCTCGATCGCCGAGGCGCCGCGCTCTCTGCACCACTGTGCCAGCACGTCGAACTTGCTTTGATCCGTCAGTCCGGAGTCTCCGCCGACAAACGACACCAGCGCCACCCGCTGCCGTGGGTACTCCTTGAACTCGACGGTGGCGGCACCGATAATCAACTCGCCATCATCGGCAATCCAGATCAGCAGGATCGACTCGCCCCGGCGGATGCGGTACTGCAGCTGATCCAGGGTGATGTCCTCGTCGGCATGAGCGACGGCCACAGCCAGCATGGACGACACGGCTGGCCAGACTTGATCTAGATAGCGAGGGTCAATACTGACGAGCGGCATAGCATCTCCCATATGAGCACCCCAACTCTGCCACGCATGGGGCGGCGCCACCTACTTCAGGAAGGCAACGCCGTTGAGCCACGAAGACCCCCAGCTTCCGTCCGTCGTCGTGACTGACTTGTCCAAGCTGAAGAGGAACAATCCCGGCCCGGTTCTATGGAAGACGGCCGACGTAGAAGCGCCGGTGGAGAACCCGCCTTTCTGCGACACCCCTACCCCGTTGGTCCCGCTGATGGAGACGTAGAAGCTGTAATCCGCACCCCCAGACGACAACCAGTTGGCGCCGCCAAACAGGATGATCGTGGCCTCTTCTCCCTCGGCCAGTGCCACCGCTCCGCCGGCCATCGGACGGCTGACGGAGTTGTTGGCGATCTTCTTGGCAGTAATGGTGCCGTTGACCACCATGTCGCCGTTGACCACGACGGCCGGATCCCCTGGCGAAGGATTGGCGTTGACCACAAAGGGGAAGTAGGGAGCGGCGCCGGGCGCGGCGACGGCGAACTTGTCGACGTTGATGATGAACTTCGATTGAGGCGGCGCGTTGGGCTTTTTCTCCACCCCCAGGCCGATGCCGGCGACGTAGCCATTGGCATCGAACTTCACCGACCAGGCGCCATTGATGTTGCCCTTGGCGTCCTGGGCGACACTCAATCCTTCCTGGGCGATCACCTGGACCCCATCCACCTGGGTCTGGACCGTCGTTACCTTCTGAGCCAGCGCACTTGCGGCATCCGACATGACCGTGATGCGCTCCTGGGCCAGGGCGATGTTGCCGTTGATGTCGGCGACGGCCGTATTGGTCCACGTCGCCTGGGCCTGTAGTTGGGACTCCCGGATGGTGGTTTCCTGCTGGATGGCTGCGCCGAACTTGCCCAGGAACCAGTCCGGGGTTTCGATCCACTCCAGCCGTTCCTTCAACTGCTTGTAGATCCAGGAGCCGGCAATCTCTTCCGCCACCTTGTCCACAATGTCCTGGATGGCGCCGGAGATCCCGCCGCGGCTGCCGGACCCCGACATGCCGGTACGCCTGCCGCCGGATCCGGCCCCGCGAACCGCAGACGACACGCCGGCCACCAGATCCTTCTCCGTGAGAAAGCGGTTCTCGCCGGTGCCCACCTCTCCGTTGCGCACCCGCAACTGATCGTAGAGCGCCTGGAACGCGGCCCGGGTGGCGGGATCCTTGATGCCCGACAGGGGCGGCAGGCTCGGGACGACGGGCTCAGACATTCCGCAGTTCCTGGACTGTCTCGGCCAGGTAGATTTCGCGCACCTCGGAATACCCGGCCTCGCCGATGGCCAGGGCCATCCAGCGGCGGGCCTTGAATCCGGGTGGCAGGCGGAAAATCATCTGGTCCTGGCGCTTGCCGTTGACCTCGGGCGTCATGTCCTGGGTGGGGATGGTGTGGATGATCTGGCCATCGGCCGCCACCTGAATGGACACCGGGCCATCGCCCACGACCTGGAGCGCCCCGAAGTTCGTTGGCTTGGGAACGATGTAGTCCTTGCTCCACCACTGCCATTGCCGCCGAGTCGTGCCCTTGCGGAAGACGGCGATGCTGGTCCCCTTGGCGAGGTACAGGGCATCGTCCTCGGGAGACACCAGGGACGCGGTAATCCCGGAATTCGGGATCCGCGTCAGGCCCTGGGCCTCGTCCAGGCGGACCAGGAATCCAGCGTACCCGTTGTCGAACCAGCCGAGGACCGCGCCATCGTGGGCGCACAGGTGCAGGTGTTGCAGGTTCGCCTCGCCGCCCACGAACTCCAGCCACTTCTCGCGGGTGAATAGCTTGAACGACCCATCGAGGCTGGCATCCAGACCGCGCAGCATGACCAGCCCATCCCGGGAGGCGTAGATCGCCACCTGCCCAGCATCGCAGATGGACTTGCGCGAAACCCCGCCCTGGATGGCCGCGATCTTCTGCGGCACGATGGAGTCCGGCGTGACCCCGGACAGCAGGTAGGGATGCGCCGAGGTGACCGCATAGAGCCCGGTTTCGCCGGCCAGCAGGGACACGATGTTGTAGGGCAGCGTCTTGATGTTCTTGCGGACGCAGGCATACGGCAGGTACGGCTCCATCAGGTAGATCTCGTTGGCCACGAACCCGGCCAGGATCCCGTTGGGCAGCATCGCCAGGCCTTTTAGATTCTGGGGAGGAGGCAGGAAATCAACCGTCTGCGCCGACTCGCCCAACTGGTCGCCGGTGAGCGTGTCCAGGAAATAGGGCTCGGAGGTGTTGATCGGATCGACATCCGCCACGAACAGGTAATCGGTGCCACCGCTGCCGGTGGCCGTCCGGTAGATGCGGACCTTCTGGATGGGGCAGTAGCCGTGCCCGGCCGGCGGCGGCGTGTAGGACAGCTTCACCTGCTGCCCCTCGATGATGTCCTCGATCAGGAGCGGATCCGCCAGGGCCCCCTCTTCGCCCCACACATTGACGTAGGAGTAGGAGTAGGCCCGGCTGGTTAGGTAGTCCGTGCGCGAATGAAGCTCCACCTCCATGTAGTAGGTGATGGGGTCGGTCGGCTGTACGCGGGCCTGTTCCTTGATGGACAGAGAAGCCGAGTACCCGGAAAGCTCGGCCGGCCAGGAATTGGCCGCGGCATCGGTGCGCAGGACGGCCACGACGGTGGAGCCATCGTCGCGGGTCATCGTGACTTCCAGGGCCGGCGTGTAGGTCACGGAAGCCACGGCGGATGCGCCGCCCGTGTTGGGCGCCGTCGCCGACGAATTGGTCGAGTACCAGCCGCTGCCGATGTGGCTGAAGGTGCGGATGGTCACATCGTCGGTCCAGGACGCGGACCCGGCCAGCGGCGCGGATTCCCAATCGGCCCAGTGGAAGTAGAAGGTGTCGGACCCGCTGGCCTTGTAGATCGGGACGGACACGGTAGCCTGCGCGGCGCCTATCGAACCACCTCCGCCGGGCACAATCGGCGCCACCCCATAGAAGGCCATATTCTCGAGAGTGGCCTGCTCCGTCGTGGTGGTGGAGGTGCTGGATCCGGACGAGGCCGCGGCATTGCTCATGCAGTCCAGGCCCTCCGGGTAGAGCATCCACCGGCGGCTCACCATGCTGGGCAGCACGGCATTGCTGTCGTAGTTGTGGATCAGCGCCGCGGTCTTGTTCAGCCTGGCGCCGTCCGTACCCTCGCAGAAGGCGGAGAAGGAATAGTCGGTGATGCCCGGGATCTGGAAGCCGGTATTGACCTGGGCCATGGGCGTCGCCGGCTGCGGCACCCCGACCTTCCAGCGATTCGTCGCTGCGTTGGGCTCCCGGCCGTAGCCGCCCAGCTTGGCCTGGGAAACATAGAACCCGGTGCCGTCCGACCAGTAGAAGCGGGTGTATTGGTCATCGACGGTCGGCCCGCGCACGGCGTCGACCTCCCGGTCCCAGGCGTACCACGCGAAGGTCACGCCCAGGTAGGCATTGCTCTCTGGCATGAACAGGGAGCGCACAGTCGAGGCAGCCGGGCCGATGGGCGCCGGAAGATCATCGGCAAGGCCCGACAGGTTGCCCCGGGCAATGTCCAGCGACTGAGTGTATTGCGCCGCCCCGTCCGGCAACTGGTGCGGCAGGACGCGGGGGAACTCGCCGGAGAATTGCCGGATGGGGATGATCATTTTGCGGACTTGCTCCGTGCCAGCGACCAGAGGAACCACACCGCGACGACGGCCAGCGCCACGAGGCCCGCGGCCCCGGCGATCAGGACATAGGTGATGCCGTCGGCGATCTCTCTCATTCCGTCGTGTACCCCATGAGCGGATTGACCGAATACACGGCCGGCATGATCGGGTCGCCGGTGCCGACGTAGCTGCCGGTCTTCAGGTGGTTGTGCAGCACTTCCTGGAGCTTCCACCCGATGTAGCTGCGGTAGCACCTGCCGGGCGGATCCGGGTTGCGATGGACATCGTAGTAGGCCCAGTAGCGCCGGCCGTCCTTGTCCCATGCGTGGATGTCCAGGCAGCCCTCATGCAGCGGGTGATTGCTGACCCAAGGATCGCCGTCGTATTCCAGCCTGACGATGTTGTTGGCGTCCACCCCGAGCAGGGAATCTTCCATGTTGGCGTTGCGCCAGACCCACAAACAGCGGACCCACCAGGACTTCACCCGGTCGCCATACTTGGCCTGCCAGTAGGGATCCCCGTTGATGCCCCACTTCCATTCCTGGAACGGCCAAAGCCAGGAGTCCCGAGGGAACGGGCCATCCTTGCCGATGGCGAACAGCATGGCGACGGGGGTCATCAGGACCACCCACAGCATGGCGGTGATCTTCCCCTTGAGCATCCGCTTGGACTCGGCAATGTCCGATTCCATGAGCGATCGATCAATCATAGTTGCACCTCCGTAAGCGACACATCACCCTTGAGCAGGTAATCGACAACCGCATCAGGCACGTACTGCACGCCCCAGATGTCACGCCACCAGCAGAACGCCTCGGCGCATTCCCAGAGCCGGTTCGCCCCTGGCGTCAGCGTGCCCTGATCAGCCTCGTAGGCATCCAGCCACCCATAGCCGTCACCGACAATCGAGAAGGCACGCTCCAGCTCTGCGTCCCCGAGTTCAGAGCATGGAATCCATCCAAAATCCTGCTTCTTGTTCGACAACGGGATCGGCCATACCCCATGCCGCGTAGCCTCCAGTACCCACACGCGCCCTGCCCACACGACAGCCATGCCGATGTGCGACCACTTCGAGCGGCGCTTGATGCGGACGAGCTGCGCCAGCCAATCCCAGAACCCGTTCCAGGTGGTGGTGGAAAAGACCAGCGCGTCACCGGTCTTGATCTTGTCGCGGACCTGGCTGTACTTCATGCTGGCCACACCATCGCCGGCATAGCGGCCACCAGTTCGGCCGGCGTCGGAATCGCCCGCGTCCCGGCCTTAACCTCGGCCATGATCTGGTAGCCCAGCGCGTTGCAGGCGTCCATCCAGGTGGCGAAGGCCACGCCCTCGGCCTGGAACGGCCCGACATACCCCGCCCGAACGCTGCATGTGTAGCGGTCACGGTAGCGCCGCTGATTTGCGGTAGCGTCGAAGTGAGCATCAAGCGCAGCCACCAGGATGGCCTCGATGTCAGCGGCGGACATCGGCTGCTGCACCCAGGTAGTAGCGTTTCCCACCACGGGGCCGGCGACGACGCGATGCCACGGCAACGGCGCAGGCTGGGCAGCATCGACCAGAAGCGGGAACCCCAGGTCGGCGTGATCAATGCCGTCCGGGATCGACTTGTCGGGATGGGCAGCGCGGATCTCGACGATCCCAACCACCGCATTGTCAGAGGATCGAACGTATAGAGCCATGAGTTCCTCTACTTGGGTTTGATGGAGAGAAGGATCCCGCCGACGTTGCGCGTCCCGGCGCCCGGTCCGCTCGTCTTCGTGCCACTCGATCCGGCGTCGACGTTCTGGTAGAAGGTGTCGAAGTCAGGGGCGGCACTACCGGACCCGTCGAGCAGCAGCGTCATCCCGGAAGGCGTGGAGAACGATGCGATGTTGGCGTACTCAAACCAGAAGCCGAGCAGGATGGAATTGGCCTCGGACACCGTGATCGCGGATGCCGTGACGTTGCCACCGCTCGCGGCCACCACGGCAGTCCCGCACACGTCGAAGGCCGCACCACGAAAGGCCAGGACCACGCCTCCATGCCCACCGGACGTGAGGCTGGTCGTGAAGGTGTACGACGCCGGCTCACTCGCACCCGCGACCTTCCAGGCTACGCGGATGTTTGGATTGGCCCCCTGGTCATACGCCTCGGTCCATCCTGTGTCGCCGGTCCATGTTGCGTTGTTGGAGTCGGTCAGGCTACCGAAGGCGGTAATGGCGACCAGCAGATCGCCCTCAACGACACCACTCGGCTTGTTGATCGTGAGGGTGCTTGAAGCTGTGTTTTCACCAAACGCCACCCCAGCGACGTAGGTGGGTCGGTCCCTGACCGCCCCGGCAGCCGCCATGATGATGTCGTGGATCACTTCACGTCCCTGCCGAGCACCAGGCCGGTCCAGGTGGTTCCGGCGTCATGGGTGAAGAACCCAAGCACGTCACGCCCGGCGGCCGTGAGGGTCGGCGCCACCCCCGCGGCCCACTTCATGCCGGACCACCATGTAATAGTGGCGCTGCCGCCGTTGGTCAGATCGAGGATGAAGCTGCCTACCGTTCCGGTCGTCGGGACGTTGCTGACCGTTAGGGTGGTATTCCCGGAAATGGTCTTGCTGAAGAAGTTCCCCGCCGACAGGTCGATGTCGTTGGCGGCCATGGCCGTCTTCTTCTCCTTCACCGAGGCGCCAAAGGTTTGCGCGGCCGTGAAGGTGTTGGCCACGTTGTTCTTCGTGGTGTTGGCATCGTAGGCCTGGACCGACACGCCGATGGCGGCACTCTTGAGGATGGTCGCATCGGCCGGCTCATAGACGCCGGTGTGATTGTGATCCCCAGCGGCCACCGTGCTGGCACCGGTGCCCGTGTTCTTGGTCGCGGCATCCCCAAGGCCCAGGCTGGTGCGGGCCGTCGCCGCGCTGGCTAGGTCCGCCAGGTTCTTGTTCGCCTGGAGCATTTCATGGGCGCCGGCCGCGGTCCAGCGCAGGGCGACATAGACCGTCTGCCCGGGCGCGGACGGGTAGGCATAGCCGCCCACCACGCCCACCGTTTCCTCCACGTCCCGCTCAATGGTCAGCGTGTCAGCGGTCCGCGCCGTGCACTTGACGATCTCGATGCGGGTTTCGTTGCTGGACAGGTCGAGTTCGTAGATCGTCGCCAGGAAGGCCTGGCCGGCGCCTGGAGCCGGGAACTTGTCGCCCAGGCCGGTCGCCAGGACCATCGTGGTGCCGCCCTGCGTCAGCGATCCATTGAGGGTGGCCGTGGCGTTGTTGGTGAATAGAAGCTGCTCCACGTCACACCTCCTTGATCTTGAACTTCAGTTCGCCTTCCCGAGTGCGGCCCAGGAGGGTCTTGATGCGCAGATCGACCTTGTAGCTCCCCGGCGTGCTGAGGGCGCCCGGGGCGCTGGGCCCTACCCAGGTTTTCACGCCCGTCTTGCTCGGGTTGATCAACACGTTCAGGTCCAGGCCGGTGGCCGGGGTCACGACCGCCGTGACCTCGCTCACCTGGTCATCGATGCCCACCAGGTCGGTGCAGTTGGTGTCGAAGTCCAGCCGCTCGTGAGGCTGCATTGAGTAGGAACCGATGACGGCCATGTCGCGTTACCTCGTCAGGTAAGAAGTGCGGTCGCCGCCATCGAGGTAGCTGGTCCGCTCGGCAGGCGCCGGCCCGGTGTAGATGTCGATGGCCAGGCAGTAGCCATCGGCCACCACCACGCCGGACCCGGACAGGCCGCGCATGATCTTCGGTGTCAGGCTGCCATCGGCAATCGCCAGCCCTGTTCCCCCCACCACGCGCACCCGCATGGGGCGCAGATCGACAGACGCACCGACGAAGGCCATTGCCGACACGTCCAGGGGTATCAGCCGCTGCACCGTCAGGCTGCCCGCGGCAGCCACCAGGGCCGTCATTCTCGAGGCAATGACGTGCATCGCCGTGCAGGCGCCGCCGGCCACTACCTGGGCCGTGGCACTGACCCGCTTGGTCAGGGATACCGACAGATCGCCAACCGCCTGGACGATCCCGTGCGCCGACAGCAGCGTCCAGGCCGGCGTGTTTCCGGACCCGACGACTGCGGAGTTTAGGGCGGACCGATTCACAGGATCTGCACCACAAGGTCGCCAGGATCACCGGCGAAGATGTCGGCAGGGTTCAGCGTCTCGGTCGTCGGCAGCGCCTTGCTGAACAGCAGGTTGCCCAGCGTCGCTGCATCCTTCAGGCCCCAGTGCGTCACCGGCACATTGGCAACGCCGGTCACTGCCGGGAAGGCGAAGGCGGCCGAGTTCGCCGACGAATTGCCAGTTCCGGTCGGCGCGGTCCATGCGGAGATGGCCTGCCGGGCATACCAGGCTGCCGATACCTCGTTGGCCGTGACATCCGATGCCGTGGGGTCGGCCGTGTAGAGCGCGAGGCGCGGGCTCGGCGGCGTGTAGGCGACGCTGCGGAAAATGAGGTTGATCAGGGCCTGGGCAAGGTGCACCGAGAACATGCCACCGAAGGTGATGACCAGCTCGTTGGCGCCAACCCGCAGGACGTTGTTGACGTTGGCGACCTTCGCCGCGTCGAAGGCCCCATGAGCGATCAGGTTGCCACCGCTGGCGGCATCGTAGAGCCCCCAGTTGGGCACGGTCACGGCGCTTCCTGTCACCCGGTCGAAGGTCACGGCGTTGGAGTTCGACGTGCTCATGCCGGAGCCGGTGGGCGCCGCCCAACTGGCGATCTGCTTGCGGGCGTACCAGGAAGCGGAGAGTTCCTTGGTGGTGTCGTTGTCGTCGGTCAGACTATCCACGGCCAGGGCTAGGTAGATGCCGGCCGGCGGGGTGTAGGCCTGGCTGCGCAGAACATGGCCGATGATGGCCTGGGCCAGATAGGTGGATGCGGCGCTCATGGTCTGGTGATCTCCTGGCTAGGCGCTGGCAAGCGCACTCTCGAAAGCGGACATATAGGCAACGGCCTTCTCGGCTGCCGTTGCCTCTTCATCAATGGTCTGGAGCCGGCCGGTCACGTAGTCGGCCACGGACTGGACATGCTGGTAGGGCAGCGGGAAGTCAGCCCCCACAGCAAGCGGCGTGAAGGCGGTCCCATAGGAACCGAAGCGCAGATCGGGACGGACCTGATAGGCCCTGGCGATGGCGGTATTGGCGAACTCCAGCGCCCGCTCGTCGGTGTAGCGGATCTTCTCGTCGTCGTTGAGCGGGATCCGGGATCGGTTGAGGACGTCCTGCATCGTGGCCATGGCCTACCTCAACACCACTGGGGCCGGGACCGCACCCGACCACGACCATAGGCGCGCTCCGCCTTGGACCGGGCATCATCAACCTTGTCGCCGAAACGCGCAGATAGCACGCTGCCCAGCTGAAAATCTGTCCACGGCTTCTTTGGCATCAGCATCAATCGTCCCTTGGCGCCGTCGATCAGGGCCGAGCGAAACTTGATCGCCAAGTCATCATCGATCCCGGTTGATGTATCCGACGGCCGCACTGAAACGGTCAGCACCAGCGCATCAGCGACGGCCGCATCTGGCGTCGGACAAAGCGAGATATAGCCGGGTCGCAGTTGGGTCACCGCTGCCGGGGATCCAGAGGCATTCCACCAATCCGCCCCGTAGCGCGTGACGACATCGGGAAGCGTCAGCACATCAAGACCGCCAGAAAGATAGGCGGCGGCCTCTATCCTCACCACGTCCTGGCCGCGGTCGTCCGCCATCATTTGGTATTCGAAGACCCCCGCCTCGGTGCCGATCGGGTCCAGCACAATCCGCCAGGCGCGCGACCCCGAGAAGAAGTCCTGGGCGGCCCGCCGCAGCTCATGCTCGAGCAGCGGCAGCCCTACCCCGGGCAGCGACGGCACCAGGTCGTTGTAGAAGTCCGACCACTTCTTCGGCATCGCTTACTTCTTCTTCTTGGGCGCCGGCTTCGCTTCGGTCTCGCCGGCCGCAGCAAGGGGATAGGCGACGTGATCGACCGCACCATCCGGCTGATCATCCGCTTGCGCGTCGTCGTCACCGCCGGCCACGAGCTTGAGGCCTGCGTCAATGTCGTCCTCTTCAACCGGGTAGAAATTGCCGGTATCCAGAAGGAAGCCGATGTGGTCGGCATTGGCGACTTCGGCAGACAGCTGGCCGTCGCCATCGACGGAAAACTTGTATTCGGTACCGTCCGGCACGGTGACCTTGACGGTCCCGTCTTTGCGCGGCTTGATGTCGGTAGAAAGCTTCATGCTCTGCTCCTAGTCAAAAGAAAGGGGGCGATCTCCGCCCCCTTCGTCAAAGGCCCGACGAGGGCCTACCCCTCAGAGGACTGGTCGTTACGCGGGCCGGTACAGGAGCGTCAGGCCCAGCTCGCCGGCCGCACCGGTGGCCGCCGCGGTCGTTGCCTTGGCCACGATGTAACGGTCGTAATTCACAGCCTGGACGCGGGACAGCGCCTTGCTCACTGCATCCACCTGGCCGCCAGCCTGCGAGATCGTGACGCCGGTCGCCCAGGCAGCGCCGCCATCGGCCGTCGCCGTGGAGATGTCCGTCGGCGTTTGCCCCTGCACGTTGTTGGTGACCGCGGCATTGGAGACGCCGAACGCCCACTGGATCGTCGGTGTGCCGTTGGTGTCCAGGTCGTCCGAGTCCACCAGTACGGCCACCGGCACGCAGCCGGCCGGCAGGATGCCGATGTTGTCGAGGGCGTTCAGCGCCATTTCGCCGGCGGCCACGGCCTGGGCGAAACGGACGGCGCACACCTCGGCGCCGGAGGGCGACACGATCGGCTTGCGGCCGGTGATGTAGTCGTTCTTGGTTGCGAAGCTCATGTTTGTTGCTCCTTTTCAGGGAGACGGCCGGCGTTCTCAGCCGGCCATCGTCCGATTAGCGAGAGGCGCAGGCGGTATCCAGCGCGAAGATGCCGAAGTCCTGTGCACCGGACTCGGTCGTGAAGGTGGTCTTCTTGCAGCCGAAGATGGAACTGGTCGAGATCACCACCTTGTCGCCGTTGTCGCGGGTCTCTTCGAACCAGTCGAAGCGCAGGTTGGTGCCCGGCGAGCCGAAGGCCACCACGCCGGCCTGGGCTCCCATGAAGAGCGCCCGGGCCGCCTCGACGTTGGCGCCGGAACCGGCGGTGTTGAAGCGAATGACGTTCTTGTGGGAGTGCAGAACGCAGCCGCGGTGCATGCCCAGGTTCCGCTTGAACAGCGGCGAGTTGCGCCCCTCGGCGGCGGCGGCGGCTTTCTGCAGATCCAGCCAGTCGCCGGTGGCGGTGCTCTTGCGCAGGTCGTCCTCCTGCCAGGTGTGCATCACCATGACGAAGCACTCTTCGCCACCGATCTTGCAGGGCTGCATGACCGGGATGTTCGAGATGCCACCGCCCTGGACCTCGGCGCGCACAACCGCCCGGCCGATGATGCCCAGATCCATCTTGTCGGTGGAATCGATGTTGTTGAACGCCGTGGCGTCGTTGCCGTACAGCACGTGATTGGTGTCCGGAGACACCAGCGAGTTGCTGGCCCGTCCGGTATAGCCGGTCGGAACCAGGAAGTTCGGATTGATACCGCGGGCTCCAGACAGGTAGATGAACAGCAGTTCGTCCTGAAGGCGGGCCCACCAGCTGGACTGCTGGCGCCGGGCCTTCTCGCGCAGGTTGTGCAGGGTGCGCTTGCGGGTCATGCGGCCGCCGGTATTGACGCCGCACCGGGCCTGGTCGATGTAGACCGAGTCGGTGTAGAAGCGCTGACGCTCTTCCTTGCCTTCCAGGTCATCCTCACCCTCGACCGGGGCCATCACCAACTCGGCCAGCAGGTCGTACTTGATCTCCTCGCCGGCATCGGACTCCAGATCCGTGAGGATCTGGATGGGTACCTCCGCCTCGGCGCCGCGGGCCATGAAGCGGGTGTTGAAGAACGACTTCAGGCTGGTGTCCAGGGCGAGATTGCCGGACCACTTCTTGACTGCCTTGGGGTCATTGACCCCGACGATGGTGCGTGCCATTTGGAGGCTCCTTGGTTAGTGACTCAACCAGGCGCACTCCTGCGCACCCTGAATTCGAACGACAAACTACGGCGCTACATTGCCACGCATGGCGCGAGGCGAATCCCCTTCTTCCTTCTCGATCTTCATGTCTCGCGGCGCGGTCACCCGCAGTCTGGCCAGCTTCCCGCTCTTGTCCAGAAGCTCCACAACGATCCGCCGCCCATCGAGCAGCAGATGCTGCCCGGGGCGGACATCGACGGTCATCTGGGACACCGCCGGCGAGGGCATCACGCGGCTTTCAGGTACCGCTCGCGCTGGGCGGGCGACATGCTGGCCAAGGCCGTTTCATACTCCAGGCCGTCCAGTGAATCGAGGTGGGAGAACTCGTCCTCGACATCGCCCGGGCCTTCTCCCCCGGGGACGTTGGCCAGCGTCTTGGGCACCTGATCCACCGGCGGCTTGCGCGCAGCGGGCTTGCCGTCGGCTTTTGGGGCAGGCTTCCCGGGGTCCGCGGCGGCTGCCGGTTTCTTGTGCGGATCATCCTGCGCCTTGGGAGGCTTCTTGTCGCCGATGCCGTGCAGCGCCTTGGTGGCCTTGTGGGCCTGCTCGAGGAAGAACTGGTAGCTCTTGCCCTGGTGCTTCGGGTTGGCGGCCAGCGTCTTGATCAGGGAGTCGAAGTCATCGGACATGTCACCCGACCGGTAATCAATGCCTTCCTCGGCCTTCACCTTGCGCAGGAACCGATTGACGGTGCCCACCCACTCCTGCTCTGCGGTCTGGGCGTTGAACTCCTCGGCGATCTCGTGCTTCGTCTCGAGCTTGTCGAGATCGCGGCGCTCCTTGGCGATGCGCTTGTTCTCGGCCAGGAAGTCCTCGGCTTCGATCTCGCCGGACCTGAACTTCTTCGCCAGTTCCACTTCCTGCTCCTCCAGGGCCTGGACGCGCTGCTGGAAGTCCTCGGGCAGTTGGACCTGATAACGCGGGCGATAGCTCTCGTCGTCATCGTCTTCGCCAGAGGGGGCGCCGTCATCTCCCGCGTCGCCGCCGTCGCCAGCATCATCGGAGGCCCCGGCCGCCGGCTTTCCGGAGGCATCTCCGCTCGCGGCGCCGCCCCCCTCGTCGTAGTCCTCGCCATCGTCGTCGTCATCGTCGTCCGAGTCGTCGTCTCCGGCAATCTCCTGCAGCCTGTTGCGCTCTTCTTCGCTGAACTCGTCATCGGCAATGGCCGCGCGCTCCTCGTCGGTCAGGCCGGCCAGTGCGGCATCGCGGTCGGTGGGGGCGGAATCGTCGTTTTTGCTCATAGCAGAACTCCTGCTCTTGGTGGATGGGTGGGTGGTGCTACTCGGTCTCGCTGGCCTCGCTCAGCACAGAGGCAACGCTTTCAAGCTTCTTGCGGGCCAAGGCCTTGATCTTGGCCATGCGCTTCGGATCGGCCTGGATCTCCTTGGCGTTCATCAACGTGCGCATGTCGTCCTCGACACGCCACTCCTCGTCGGGTTTGATCGATACTGTTCCCAGGCTGCGCTTCTTCGCCACGGCAATCTCCTATTCGTCGGCTTCGTCGATCAGCAGGACCAGCGCCGCGAGAATGGCTGGGTCGTGCAGGGCGTCAGCCACGGTCGGCTGATATCCGGGGCGGACTCTGCCACGCATGGCGCGAGCGACCAGGTCTTCAGGAAGCGCCATATCGGCAGGGATCCGGTAGGTCCGCACACCAGCCACGTCGTCGGCCACCTGGACTTCGACCTGGCGCAGGCCGTCGAGGTATTCCCAGTGGTCGCGGTGGATCTGAGCTTCATCACCCGCCGATTCCCGACCTCCATAACCTCCAATCGCGGCTTCCACTACCGGCGGAGCCCACAAGCCGACAGCAGCAACCAGCCGAGGGAAATATCCCATCCCCAGGGTAGCCAGCGATCGGGCGGACAGGCTCATTGCCTAGACACCGTAATCTCCTGGTCGCCCTCCAGGTTCAAGGTGACGGTAGGCCCGGCCGTGATTGTGGTCATGGTCGTGACCATGGGCGCATCACTGTCCAGGCCAAGGCGCCGCCAGATGTCCAGGATCTGCGCATCAGCATCCCCACTTGGCAGGGAGGCCCCTACCCGGGTGCAAGTCACGCTGGACCCGTCATCCGCCAGGGATTGGGTGATGGTGCCGAAGGTGATGGACGTCGAGGAATTCAGGACCGGCCGGGCGGCATCCAGGCCCAGCCGTGCCCATATCTCGGCCAGCTTGACCATGGCCGCGGCAGAGATTGAGGCGCCAGCCACCGGCCCGCCGGACGCGATGCCCTCCAGCGTGAGGCGCCCGGACAGGGAATAGTCGGCGATCTTCCTGGCGCCGGCCGCGGCATAGTGAATTGACTGGCCAGCCGCCGAGTGGCCCACGATCTTGGTCGGGGTCGAAGCGCCCCAGGCGGGGGTGGCCCCTGAAGCCTGGGAAGTGCCGACCTTCGTCCATGCGGCAGACCCGACCGATTGATAGGCCCCCGCCGCGGCACCTCCGCCGACCTTTGCATAGGCCAGTGACGAAAACCCAGGCATGAATCCCGCGGCCTGGGCCGTGACGACGTTCGCCGACACCTTTCCGGCCGCCGATGCCCCCGCCGGGACCGCCCACCCAGCGGATGCAGCGGTCCCGGTCTTCGTCCAGGCCGAGGCACCGAAGGGCGACAGGAGGCCCGCCGCGGATGGCTGACTGATCTTGGCCCAGGATGCGGTGCCCAGCGCAGCATCGATCCCGGCGGACGTATGCGCCGCAATCTTCGCGCCCACATTGGAGCCCAGGGCAGGCGCCGAACCTGCCGCGGAGGACCCCGCGACCTTGGCGCCGGTGATCGCAGCCACCGTTCGAACGGACCCGCCCTGGGACGCCGTGGCTATCTTCGCCGCCGAGGACGCGCCCAGATGGAGGATCTGGCCAACAAACGAGGTGGTGCCCGTTTTTGTTGATGCATCGGCCCCCCGCGGCACAACAAGGCCGGCCGCCGTGGTGCTGATCGCGCCTCCGCCAGCCGCTACCGGAACCCAAATCCGGCGCTTGATGGGGGCTAATACCTGCCACGGGTTCGCAGTGAGAGCATTGAGCGCCCCCTGCGACCAGAGGCAGTTCCAAAGCAGCGCCACCGAGACGCCGCCGTTGAGAGGAAAGCCGGAGCCACTATTCCCCAGGTATATCTGGTTGATGACGTTGGCGAGGTTGTTGACCGAAGCGCCATTTACAGAGAAGGCTTGGGTGTTCCCGTCGACAGACGCTAGGTAGGGGGTCGAGCCGTTGTTCGTGTCGTAGCTGTACCCGAGGAAAAAGTGCCTGCCGGCGACCTGGGCCTGACCAACCAAATTAGCGTTGGCGAAAGTCACCCCAGACACTTGCACACCAGTCTGGATTACGTCACTGACCCCATCGGAGAAGTCGATGGGGATGATCGTGCCAGCCGTGCTGTGCGAGAACCGGATGGCACGCTTCCGCAGAATGCCGGCAGTGTTGGAGTAGGCCCCCACCACCCAGGACAGCTTGTCCGTGACCGCACAAAGAGGCTCAAGACCGGTGAGTGCCCAGGCGTCCGTCGATCCGGTAGAGGTGGTGACGACGCGCCCCTGCTGGCGAGAGTCGATCCCCGTCCCGGTGGCCGACCCAAGCCGAGAGAATGACCGGCCGCTCACTACCTCGTAGGCCCCAAAGCTGCCGACCAGCACGGCAGCCTGGAGGTTGGCGGCGAACGGCCCGGCTATGTCCAGCCCAACAATGTCGTTGGGCTGCCGCGTCCAGGGTGGGCGCAGGATCAGGCTCATTACGCCACCGTCGTGGTGACTTCCGAATACTCCACGGAGCCAGAGGAAAGCGCCGCGCCGCTGTCATTGAGCACGATGATCTTCGCGGAGTGCGGCAGCGTCCCGCCGAATGCAGCGGCGAGCTTGAATACCTTCCGCTGGAGCGTGGCGTTGCTGTTCAGCGGCACGGTGCCAATGAAGGTCAGATTGGGTTCGTCCGTCGTCGTGGTCCCGCTTACCGGCCCCGTCTCGAAGTTCGTTCCGTCGAGGGACTGTTGGGCAAACACCTTGAGTTGCTTGTTCCCGCTCACCGTGCCAGGGGTGGCCGAAACTTCAAGCTCAACGTCCAGGGGCTTGTTGGTATTGAAAGTCAGGGTGCCGACGTTGAGGTACGTGGCGCTGGCCAGGGTGCCCAACGATCCGAGAGTGGTGCGGGTGCCGACTGCTTGAGTGACGTTAGGCATCGAAATAGCCCTCCAGTGCTTTCGCCACTTCCTGCGGTGATACGGTCACAGGCTCAACGCCAAGGGCTTTCAGCTTCTCAGCATTGACCGCCGACAGGACACCAGCAGCAACGAGGCCATCCATCTGGGCCTGCGCGGCCGCCGTGCCGAAATCGAACACGCCGCGCTCCAGCAGATACCACGCCCAGTAGAGCGGCCGGTTCGTCGCTTTGATGGTACTCAGGGTATCCAGCAGCGCAGACCCATCCACCGGACCAAGCGTGGAGAGGACGGTGCCAAATCCGACCTCGGTCTTGCACAGCCGGGTCCGGCCGGCACTCAGGGCAGTGGCAATCGCACCATCGTCCCGAGTAGCGGCAGTCAGGCCTGGGAAGGCGACCAGGATTTCATCGCGGAGAGCCATGATTGATTGTGGCGATTACATCGCCACCGACAGGGACGTGACGCGGTGGGTACCATCGGCCGCATAGGTTTCGAGGACGATCTTCGATACCGTGCAGTCCGCAGAGGCCTGGGCAGTGATGTCGATGGCCGCGCCGCCCTGGGTGGCCGACACCTGGAAGTAATCCGGATCGCCAGCGGTCACGCCAACGACGTAGTAGTGGGTGCCCGCGGTCAGTCCGGCCGGGACCGTGGCGCCGGTGAAGACCACGCGGTTGTCGGCGACCATGCCGTGGCCCTCGCAGTAGATCCGGTTGTTCGTCAGATCCACCTGGAAGCTGCGATCCTGGCCGCCGTTGGGGAACATGCCGCGGAACGTAGTCCCGGTCGAGTTCCAGACACCGATCCAGGCCACCGTGGTACCGGCGGGAACCTGGAGGTCGACGTTTCCGGAACTGGCCTTGCTACGGCTTGCCGCCGCCGCCCAGGTCACGGTCTGACGGGCATAGCTGCCACCGGTGACTTCGTTGGCGCCGGTGGTCGAGTAGGCAGTGTGAAGGGACAACTTGTCGTTGGCGGAAAGCTCGGCATCGAGCATTGCATTTACGCGGGCATCAGTGAGCATAGAATTCTCCGTAGGGTTGCAGGTTGAGTCTCAGTTCCAACTCTCGGGGTGGGGTGTATTCGGAGCAATTGCCGAGTAACCCGGCACTCCAATGGTCTTTATTTCGGCAGCCACCACCCTGAACTCGCCGCCAGCACGAGCAGAGACCACAGCACCTTCTCCACAAGTCCAGCGCGGATCTTCCTGTTGTCCTGAGCCGCGGCCTCCTCCTCCTTGATCTTCTTGGCCACCCAGGTGTGGTGTGAATCGTGGTCCCTGCTGTGCCCATTCAGAACCGCCTCACGCAGACCGGCCTCGTCGGCGCGCATGGCATCAAGGCGTCCGCCCAGTTCCTTCAATACCCCCAGTTGCAGCAGCAGTACCGTCTTCATGTTCGGGTCCGTCATCTCCGCAATAGCGGCGACTATCCGTTGCTCGATGGGATCACTCATCCTCTTCATTCCTCATCCTCACCAGGTCATCCCCAGTCGAAGTCGAATCTCCCCGCCCGTTGTTCCGCCGTTCTTCTGGGCCACCTGATTGATCTCGACCCCGACCCGGATACGACTCAGATCGCGCTCCAGCCAGACACCCGGGGCCTGGTGGATCGGGTCGAGACTGAGGCCGGCCGCCCATTTGCCCGACGTCGGGTAAATGGTTTCAACGGGGATGTCCATGCCGGCGACCACCTGGCCGTCCGGGCTCGAGGCGATCACCCGGCGGCTGCCGTCAAGCTCTCGGACCAGCGTCATATCGACCGTCACCGGCGGGCACGGCTGGCCGGCCGGCGGCTGGTTCGGCTGCACCTTCACCTTGACGATGCGCTCCACCCGGGCTCTTGGCGGGATCGTGTGGGCGGGCTTGGTGGCCGGCGTGATGGGTCCGGAGGCCTCGCGCTGCAGGACCAGCGAGCCATCGTCCTGACGCACTTCGGCGGCGGGCGTCTCGACCACCGGCGCGGGACGGAATATGGCCCAGCCCAGCAGCGCCAGAAACGCCAGGGCCAGGCAGGCAGCGAGCAGGGCGGCGATGTGCTCTCGGTCGGTCATGGCGTACCCCCGGACTGCTGCTTGCCGAACCAGTAGCCCATGGCCATGGTCAGGATCGGCGCCCAGAGGGACAGATAGTCGCGCCACGTGATGGCGTCCTTGACCAGAGCCAGGCCGGAGGCGATCTGCATGCTGATCAACATGATCAGCGTCAGCCAGCCCATGAAGCGCAGCGTATTCATTGCGCGCACCCCACACCGAGGCCCCACCCGGCCCTGGCATAGACCGGCTCCAGGCGCAACAGGATCCGCCGCGGATAGCCGCGGTTTTCCTCGCAGGCCCATTCGGCCCTTGACTTGACGCAGGTCAGTTCGACGTTCTGCCACCAGCGATCAGGCGCAAGGCCGGCCGAGGCCGCAAGGCGCTGCTCACGGATGACATAGCCGATCCCGCCGTTGTAGCCCGACAGGGAGAACGCCATACGATCACAAGGCGTGGCCGCAGACGCCACGGTAGTGCGATCCCACAGCCAGCGGTCGTAGCGCACCAGAGCGCGGAGAGCCCAAACAGGGTTGCCAGCGTCAGCCCATGCCAGTACAGGGTCCAGAGTGCCAATCCATTCGGCAGTGCCGGGCGTGAATTGAGAGAGTCCGTAGGCATAGGCGCTCCTCGCGTCCGGCCGCCAGCCAGATTCCTGGTGGATCTGGGCGGCGAAGGTGGCCACTGGGGCGGAGAGGCCCCAGATCATGTGGGCGTTGCGGGTCAGGTCGCGCCGGTACTTGTTGGCGTCAGCCGGGATCTCTGCGCCGCAGGCGTAGCCGATCGAGATGATCAGGGCGGCGATCACCACCGATACCCAGAACGTCACGCGGCTGTGATTGACCTGGCACATGGCCTACGCGCCCAGGGACACCGCCACCACGAAGGCGGCCATGATGATGGCCCGCCGGATCATGGCCGCGGCAAACAGCGTGTCCTTCCCCCAGAAGATGTCAGGCCTGGCGTAGGGGAAGGTCGATCGGTCGGCCCAGTACCCGGCCACCGCGGCCAGGGAGACCAAGGAGAGCTTGTACAGCGTAACCGGCAGCTGATGCGGGGCCACCAGGTAGATGACGACGGCCAGGATGATGGCGATCAGCAGCCAGTCGGACATGCGCGGGATCTTCACTTCGTCGGCTCCTTGTCAGTGGTGATGGTCCCGGTGACCTTCTGGTCGCCGGCGGTCAGGGTGATGGTCTTGGCGCCACCAGCTGGCCGGGCATCGACCTGTATTGCGCCGGCCTCCAGGGTGATCGGCACGGTGATCTGCGGCGGCGGGGCTGGCTCTGCCTTTGCGGGCTCCTTGGCGGCAGATTCCTTCACCGCCTGACCCACCTTCTCCACTTCGCTGCCCACCTTCTCGGCGGTCTTCGCTGCCTGCTCGGCAGTTTTCCCGGCTTCCTTGGCCTGGCTGGCGGCGTCGTCGGCGCTCTTACCCGCCTGCTCGGCTGTTTTGGCCGCCTTCTCCGCGGCGCGGTTCGCCTCCTGGGCCTGCTTCGCCACGTCGCCCACAGACTGGGCGAGGGCCTCGATGCGACCCATGAAGCCATCCATCTGCTTGGCCGCCGCGTTCTGGATCTCCGCCACCCGCTCCCGGCTGGCGGCATCGATCCGGGCGGCTTCCAGCTTCACGTCGGCATCCTTGTTGATCGCCAGGGTCTTGTTGGCGGCCTCGGCCTGCACCTTGCGCAGCTGGTCGGCCATCGCCTCGAGCTTGGCGGTCGCCTGCTCCTGAATCTGGCGCAGCGCCTGTTCCATGGCTGGATCCACAACGGATCCGGCTGCTTGCGCCTCGGCGAGGATCTTCTGGGCCTCGGCGTTGAGCTTGGCCACCTTGGCCTTCTGCTCGTCCAGGGCGGCGATGGCCATCTCGCGCTGCATCTGGAGGGCTTCGGCCTGGGCAGTCATCTGCTGCTCCATCTGCTGGGCCTCCTCCGGCGTCATCGGCTTGTTCGGGTCGCGCTCCCCGATCACCTTGCGCACCGCGTCGGCGATCTCGTCCTTGTTCGGCAGGTCCGAGAACTCCATGGCGATGATGAACAGGCGGATGGCGATCTCCGGCGGCAGCTTCTGGGCCATTCCGGCGATGCCCTCGAACATCACCTGGCGCAGCGTGCCGGCGTAGTCCTGCTCCGAGACGATGAAATCTGCCTGGCTGGCGGTCACGTCGTTGAGGTAGCGCACCGAGCCGTCGGCCTGCATCTCCGGCTGGTTGATGCGCACCCACTCAAGCGCGCCCTTCGCGCCGGTCAGCCGCAGAACCTTGGCCTCGGTGTAGAACTGCTCGATCAGCGCCACCTGCTTTTCACCCTGGACTTGCGTGGCGAAGCGCAGGTTGTCGAAAGGCTCAGTGGTGACCACGGACCCCTGAAGCTGCCGGGCCTCGATGGCCTTGCCGGATACCGCGTTGGTCTTCCGCCCCAGATTCTCGTCGGTGACGCCGGCCGTTCTCTGAATGGCGTTGGCGTCGAGGGTCATCATCTCGACCTGGCCGGCAGCTGCCTCGGAATCGCGGCGGATCTCCAGAACCTTCCCTACCGCCTTCTCGATGATGCCGTCAGGCGCTTGCGCCTCCTCCCTCAAGGCATCGGTGTCATCGACGGCACCTTTGTCCATGATGATCTGGTTGGAGTTGAACAGGAACAGGGCCTTCGAGGCCCGCTTGTTCATGTCGCGCTGGATGTCCCTGACGCGGCGGATTGCGCCGTAGGGGAGGCGATCCTTGCCGCGGCGATAGCACCAGATTGGCGTCAGGGTGAAGTGATTGTGCCGGTAGAACGACGGCGCCATGGCGATCAAGTCAGACTCGGTGAAGACCGCGAAGTGCATGCGCATCATCACCTTCTCGATCATCGACACCGGCTCCTGCTCGAGCGCGGAAGCGAGGGCAATATCGGTCGGGTTGAAGAAAACACCCTTCATTGGCCCGTCGGCGATGATCTGCACCTTGGTGGGCATGCGGAACTGGCACTCGATCAGCTTGATGCGGCGCCTGCTGGCGTCCCCATACACACCGGAGCCGGAGGCGTAGAGCGTGCCGCTGCTGGACAGGGGCTCGCCCAGGTACCAGTCGGCGTCCAGTTGCTGCTCGGTACTGGTGCCGGCGTCAATGACGGAGCGGCGGATCTGTTCCTTGCGGGCCGGGAACATCATGGCCGCGATATCCGCATCCACCCAGCGCCAGCGAAACACGAAGCGCGCATCGGACAGGTCCAGCTCGTAGCTCGAGGAATCCCAGAGCACGTTCCGCCAGTCCTCGTAGCGGGAATAGAGGATGTCCTTGGTTGGATCGTCCCGGGCCCCGTCATCGACCCAGCCGACGCCCACCTTGACGGAATCGGCGAAGGCCCTGGAGCGCACGAAGGGAACCCGATTGACGTCCGACACGTACTTCAATGCCTTGGTCTTCACGTCGGCCAGCGACACGTCGTCCTCGGTGCGGGGCAGCACCCGCCAATCCACCCGGGTCCGGCGCTCGGTGCCGATCAGCCAATCGACCATCGGCGCCACCTCGTTGAACACGAGGGGCATCTGGCCGCGGTCGGACAGGATCTGCGCATCATCCGGATCCCACTGCAGGCCGTCGTAGAAGTCGGCGTCCAGCGCCATCTCCATCCGGTTCTCGGCCTGCTTGGACCGCTCATGGAAGAACCAGTCCATGAGGCGCCGGTGAACTTTGCGCGACTGCGGCGAGTCCAGGTGGCCGGCCGGCAGCATGTTCGCCTCGTCGGCGCGCTCGTCGATCCAGTCGGAGTAGTGATCGCCGGCCGCCCGATGGCGGACACCGATTTCGTAGGGCTCACCCATAGGTCGCCCCGGTCTCCACCTCCAGGCGGATTTCCTCGCCGCCCAGCAGCTCGCCGTCGGCGAAGAGCTTCATTTCCCCGATGGTCGCCCTGGACAGGACCGGATCCGGCTGGCTGGGCATCTCGATCAGGTCGGGAAGGCCCTCGATGATGATGTTGGCGATGCGGCGCCAGTTCGCGGTCGAAGGCTCGATGCCCACCACCTCGCAGGCCTTGACGGCCTGCTGGGCCAGATAGCGCGGGTTGTCGTACTTCCAGGCCGCGGGCTCGAGGATGATGAACCAGGCCGCGTTCTTCCGGTAGGCGGGGAGCAGGATCAGGGCCCGCTCATCGTTGAACCAGGTGTAGATGGCCAGCAGGTCGCCGTGCTGGCGATGCTTGAAGGCCTTGGAAAGGTCGAGGACTGCTCCCATGTGCCGGCGGCTCCGTGTGGATTGGCCGGCAGACTGCCACGCATGGCGCGAGAATCAGGCGGTCAGAACCTTACGCAATCCACCCCTAGGCCGGCATAGTCGCTGCGCTTCATGGCGATCTCGATCGCGCGCCTGGCCGAGGCTCCGGCCTCCAGGGCGCCCCAGGCGAACTCCTGGCCGGCGCCGGTGGAAAACACCTTCTCTGGAAATTGGATCCACGACAGCCTGGCATTGAGCACCCAGACGCGCCGCCGCTCGTCGATGCAGACGCAGCAGGTATCGTCCGGACTGCCGTCGTTCATGTAGTCCCTGAAGAACGGAGCCTCTCGATTACCGCGCATCCAGTCGAGAACCGCTAGGGCGAAGGCGCCATTACCAGCAAATGCCACCAGGAACAGGCGGCCATCCGCTGCCTTCACCTTGAACACCTTGCGGGCGCGCCTGCGGATTCCGCTTCCGGCCCAGCTGCACCGGTCGGCGGCAAGGGTGGTCCCGTCCCAGGCGATGGTGGTCATACCAAGCGCATCTTGATGGCACCAAGCCTTTCAATCTCATCAAGAGGATGAAAGTCAATTCTCTTGATCCCTCTTCTCAACTCTATTAGGGCAATCGTCACATTTTCTGGGCAACGCCAAGTATTACCAGGTCTCCATACTGGATTCTTGCCAACAGTCGAGAAGTCAAAGGCGATATCGATATCACCGCAGTCCTGCCCGCGCAGAGCACCACCGAACAGCCAAAGCCCACGTATTTCAACCAAGTGATCAACGACACCTGATTTAGCTCTCCTGACTACCATGGAGATGCTCCGGATTCTTGTCGAATATCTCATCTCGCCATCGCCGATCCACTACGCCGCGCCACATTGCGCCGCACCCCAGACGCCATCCCATTCTTGAACTGGTTCCCGGCCGCCAGTTCCTGGGCCCATTGCCGGAGCGCATCCGCGCCGTGGGCGTTGTCGTCGCTCACCTCCTCGTCGCTCCAGCAGCCCTGGGCCGTGTTCCAGCGCTTCCGGTAGTTCGACGCCCGCTTGACCCCCTTGAACGTGCCCTCCTCGTCGAACCAAGCCAGCGCCAGGGCGGCCCGGGTCGCCTCGATGCCGGCCTGCAGGTTGGTCACCCGCGGCACGATCTCGAACTTCTGCCCGGGCCACAGATCCTCCAGCATCTCCTTGATCGTCTTCGACGTGTCCGGCGTGGCGCCGATGCGCCTGTGGTCCGCCTCGTGCGGCAGGTAGTGGGTGCCGAAGGTCGCATTGCGTGTCGCGGCCCATTCCTGGAGGTGGCGCACGTAGTGGACCAGATCCTCGCCTGAGTTCTCGTAGTAGGACAGGAAGCGATGCTGCATGCTGGCGTGCTGGTGGTTCCAGATGCTGGTCATGTCGCCGCGGCCGATGTCCCAGAAGGTGTTGACCGGGATAGGTAGAACCGGGATTCCCCGGACAATGCGGCCCTCCTTGCGCACGCGGGCCAGCTGCGTTGCGTAGTAGCAGCCCTCGGTCGAGACCTGGAAGGCTTCTTCCGGCGTGCTCGGATACTCTTGCCACATCAGCGAGGCATCGCCGCTGAAGTCCGCCTCCCGGGTGGCCACGTACCAGGCGCGCTTGCGCATCGACAACTTGGCGCCGGTCTTCCCCTCCACCTCATCGAAGTAGCGGTGGTCGGCCTGGGTGATCGGCACGCCCTCGGGGTCGATCTCGTACTCGGGCGCGTCCCACCAAGCGAAGAAGTGGAAGCGGTAGTCCTTCTGCGTCAGCTTGGCGCCCTGCTCCTGTAGCGCCTGGGCCCGCTGGGTCATGTCGTAGAAGGCTCCGTCCCGGCCCTCGGCCGTGCTCTCGATCACCACAATGCCGGTCTTCGGCACAGCGGGAATGGATCCGGTCACCACCTCCTTAGCCTTGTCAGGCGACTGGGCGCAGATCTTCCCGAACTCGGATACATGCAGCCGGTGGATCGTTCCGGAGCGCATGGAGGTGGCAACGCGGATGCTCGAGCCGTTGTGGGCGAACAGCAGCTCGGAGGCTGAGTCCCTGGCCAGCGGCATGGCCGCGCGCAGGCTCTCGGGCAGGTTCATGTAGGCGAACTTCACCTTGTCGCGGAAGATCGACTCAGCGGCCTCCTTGTCCTGGGCGATCATGCCGCAGCGGATTGGGCTATGCGAGAACAGCGCCGTGTCGAGCCATAGGATGGCGATCAGGGTAGTGCAGCCGAGCTGCCGGGCCTTGAGGATCAGGTTGCGGTTCCAGAGCCTGGCCACGATGCGCCGCTGGGTGCGGTTCATGCGGAACTGCACCACCAGGCCGTCGTCGTTCTCGTCGTCGCCTTTGACGATGATCTTGTAGAGGTTGTTGATCCTCCACAGCGGGTTGGAGAGATTGGCGGCGGCGATGGCGACGTCAGTCACAGCGCGGAGAATTCCTGCTTCAGGCGTTCGATTTCTGCCTGCACGAATGCCCGCTTCTCCTGCATATGCCGATCAAACATCTCCTTCGGGAGCCCTATCCAATTCTTTTCGTCTTCTTCGATGTTGGCCAGGATGTACTCTCGATTCCGGATTTCACCTTGCAGCACCTTCGCACGCTCGTACTGGTCGTCGGTCATGGTGGTCTCCTCAATCATCCCCGGCCGGCTCTTCAACCACACCAATCACCGCCCCAGGCAGCGCCGCCAGGAACTCGCGCAGCGGGTCGGTCTTCTGCTTGTTGTCCTTCTCGAACATGCCCAGGAACTTCATCGCCTTCTCGATCGAAGGGTTCTTGTCCCAAAGCTTGACCTTCTTCACCCAGCCGATCTGCACCCGCTTGGCGCCGGTGCCCGCGAACTCTTCGACCACCTCCACCGAGGCCACGGCCCCGGATATCGCGTCCGGCCACTCGCTAATCGGCTTCAGGCTGCCGTCGTCGTCGAACAGCTGGCGCACGTCGGCATGGACAATCTTCGCCAGTTCGCCGATCACGCCGTCGGTGGTCAGCTCGTACTTCTTCGCCAGCACCTCCTGGCGGGCCTCGATCGCCTTCCGCACGCTATCTCGGTCGAGCAGTCGCAAGGCTTGGCGCTTCGCTGCGGTCTTGGCGAAGCCGGCGGCGACAGCGGCCTGGGCCCCGTTCCTTCCGTTGGCCAGGTAGGCCTCGACGAACATCGCCTCACGATCTCGAGCAGCACGCTTGCTGGTGCCTGGCAAGTTGTCTGGCTTCTTCGGCTTGGCCGCCTTGCGTGTCGTCACAGCAGCTTCCCTTGCTCCACGATCGGCTCCACCTCGATCTCCGCCCGCGGCTTGGCCCGGTCGATTCCATGGAAGACGTGCTTCTCGCGGACCTGCCGGTCGTTGTGATACACGCCCCGGCGGATGCACTTGCGCTCTTTTCCGGACCCTTCGAACTTCGCCTGCAGCACGTCTAGGATCACCGACTCGTCCAGATCGGGGCGCTCCGTGGCGTAGAAGATCCGCATGCTCACGCGCACCGGGCAGTCGAACATGACCTTGGCCGCCGGCGGGATCTGGAGCAGCGCATCCCGCTCGAAGTCTCTGGCCTTCTGCGACTTGATCACCTTCGGAACGCCCTTGATCAGCACGATCTGGCGGCTGTTGGCCTTGCTGGCGGGCTCGCCGATGATGGTCAGCTTCACTGGTCCTGACACGGTTTCCCCTCCTTGCCGTTGAGCGCCTGTTCCAGCGTCCGGTACGCCACATCGGGCTTCTGCCGGCCCGATCCATTGACCAGCTTGTCGGCCGCCTCGCAGACGCCGATGGCCCAGTCGATCAGGTCGCCCACCGGGGCCGGATCCATCGGTGGCGCGCACCTTCCTCCGCGGCGCCAGCGGTTGAACGAGCGCAGCAGCTGAATCCTGGATTTCTGGTTCCTCACGCCATGCTCCTTTGCGATTCCTTGGCCTTCGGCCGGCGGTTCGCCGCCGCCGGGCTCAGGTGGTTGCCGATGTGCCAGGATCCGCAGTAGCGGCAGCGGTAGGTCATCAGCCGACCGTGGATGTCCCTGGTGCGCTTGGCCACCTCCCGCGCCAGGTCCGGAGAATCGAACGAGGCCTTGCCGTCGCAGCCAGACCCCTGCATCTCGTGGGTCCGGTGGTACTCCGCCAGCACCAGCCGGCGCAGATCCGCTTCGTCTTCCGGGCTCATGGGTTCGACTCCTTCGATTCGACAAAGGCCTTGACCTTCGCCAGCGATGCGTCGTGAAACGCCGGGAACTGATCCATGTCGCGCCAGGCCCGAAAGACGAGGCGGCCGCCGGTGCGCAGCTTGGCGATCACCCAACTGCCCTTTCGGACGGCTATGTCGCTGATCTGCGTCCAGCCTGTCGGATCGGCTTCGGGTGGGCGGATCGGTGGTCCGGAGTGGTCGCTCACGGTGCAACCCCCGCCGCTGCAAGCACACGAGTCTTGAACTCAGGCTGACCGCCCGGGTACTTGTCGGGGTGGTACGGAGGCAGCCCCAACTCCGCCGCCTTGGCAGCGACCCCGGAGGCGGACTGGTGCCAGGCCTTGGCCACTGCGGTAACCGCGCTCGTCGAGTCCTTGGGGTTCATGACCTTGGCGACGAACAGGTCGAGGAATCCGGCATTGATGGGGGTCTGGTCGCCGTCCTCATGCCGCTGGGCCACAGCCAGGTCGTAGGCCTGGCGCAGGTCTGCGTCCGTCATCCCGGCCTCTACCCATCGCAGCACCTTCGGGTGCTTGGCGTGGATCGTGCAGCGCTTGCCTCTGTCCTCCTCGAGCTTTCGCAAGACCGCGCAGACGGACTCGGCTCTCGAATCGAATCCCGGCGACGACGACGGGGGAGGTTGCGCGGTTGACACGGGTATCGTCGTTGACGTCGTTTGTTCGGAGTTAGGTTTACCTTCTGGGTATTGGGTATTGGGTATTGGTGTCTGGGTAGCCGTTGCAGGCGTTGCAGGTGCCGTTGCAGGTTGCGTTGCAGGCGTTGCAGTTTTTGTTTCAGGTGCCGTTGCAGGTGTTTCAGGTCTCCCGTACCGAACCCGGTCTGCAACGGTCCGCAACTCCTCCATCTTGGTATTCCAAGGCAGGTGGATTCCTGCGGCGTTGATGATCCCGAAAAGCTCTGACCGCTCGGCTCTATGCTTGGCTAGGCGCGTGTCCTCGTTCCGCTTCTTCGCCTCCCGCTCGGGCTCTCCGGCGTGAAATGCTGCGATCACCTCGTCGCAAGTTCCGTTGTGCCAGCCGTCGTCCGCCAGGTCGAAGAACTCTGCCAGGACGGTGGCCACGGCATCGCGCTGGGGCTTTGTGACGGCCCGTACCTGGCGGCAGGCTTCCTTGATGTCGCCCGGGATCGGTGCCTCCTTGCGGTAGTACCACGCGATCAGGCGCCGGTAGGCCAGATCCTGCTCCCACGTCAGGTGGGCGGTGGCCGTGTCGTAGTCTCTGATGTGATGTTCGTAGTAGTTAATGGCCGCATCCTCCGTCCAGGCCCGGCGGGCACCGATCATTGCTGCTGGCCATCATTCAGATCCTTCGATCACCGCCTGGTAGCGGCGCAGCTGGGGCCCGCCGCCTTGAGGCCGGCAGGACGTGGATGGAATTGACCTGGCCAGGCCGTGTTCCTGCAGGTACCGGACGGCCCAGGAGATCGCCCCACGGGATCCTCCGGTCATCCGCATCAGGTCTCGATGTTCCAGCCACCGAGGGTGCTTGGCCACCAGGATGGACCGCACCTTCTCGGTGACGGACCCGACACGGACACCCGAAGAGAATGGGTTTGTCGGCCAATGAGGTCGTGGCGATCCTGGGCACATGGCAGCGCAGGAAGCCGCGGCCATCAACTGCTGGTACAGGGATGGCAGGCGTATCCGGTCTCGGGCGGCCATGGTCAATCATGGCCTCCACCATCGACGGGGGCCTCACCGGGCCCCATTGCGGACACGACAGACATGCGGCGCTCGTACAGACTGCGGACGAATTCAACCCCGCGGGTCTTTGTCAGGATGAAGTCTCTCAGCAACTCCCCAGCCGTCGTCCCAACAGAACGACAGTACCGGTCGAAATCCTCCTTGTCGTCGCCGGGAACCTTGGTCTTCACCTCGTCGGTGCATTTCCCCAACACGGTGCCGTGGATTGAGCGCGCCAGCCGTGAAGACATTCAGCGCTCCAGGCGGTACTGCTGCCGCCACCAGTACGGAGATTTCGGCAGACCGAAGACGCCGAGAACGAATAGGGTCACAGCGCAGCGTCGCATGTCACGCCGCCTTCCCGACCCTCGCATCGACCAAAGGCCTACCTCTCAGGCCCTTCAGAAACGACAGAACAGCCACGATGCGTTCGTAGGACGGGGACGACGTGTACTTTCCGCGCCCAACCTTGGATATCCACGAATAAGAGGCCCCAGGGACATTCTCGGCGATCAGTTTCCATTCGCCCCTGCGGGATTGAAGCTCGGACTGGAGTTCCTTAACGAGGTCGGTCATGGCGTGGCCACTCAAAGTTTTGCGCATCTTAGACGCAAACTTTTGCGCTCGTCAAGTGCTAGTTTCTCGCCATGACCAAAGACCGGCAGCTACAAGCCACGCTCGCCAGGAACCTGCGCTACTTCATGGGGCGGGAAACCTGCCCTTACAAGAACCCAAACGCACTGGGAATTGCGGCTGGGGTATCCCCCAACACAGTGCGAAACCTTCTCGATCCATCCCGGAGGACAACCACCAGTACCAAGCTGGAGGGCTTCCCAACCATGGACAAGCTCGTCAGCATCTGCGATAAGCTCGGCTGCGCGGTATGGGAGCTCCTCCACCCAGACATCGAGCGCTCAATCCGCGAGCGCGAGATGTACCAAGCCATCGAATCGGACTACCAACGCAAGATTGCAATGGCAAGTTCGCCCGGAGCAGAGCGAGAGAAGAAGCTCAGAGAGCATTTAAGCGGGAAACCGGACAGCTTGGTCCGGGAGGCCCTGGCGCGAACTAACCGCCCAGAGTACGTTGGCAACGAAGACGTATCTTTGTTTAGATCCTTGCTTCAAAGGTACCTTGACGAGAAAGAAGACTCAAACCGGCGTCATACCAACAAGCCCAGTCCAAAGGCCGCGTAATATCCATGGCGGAGTGGCGCCAGCGAATAGTACAAACAGCTATTCAATTTGGGAATTAGACGAAAGGCATAGAAGTGAACCGACATGTTCCCATCATCATCGGCGTCGTGTGCCTTTCTGCAGCAGTGGCTATGGTGATTTGGACCTTGTGGCTGTCCGTTCCTGCGGCATTTCTCCTCTGGTTCGGATGGGTATCACTTAAGACCGGCGTGGTCGCCAGCGATGAGGAAATCGCCGAGTTGACTGGTGAGCGAACCATCAGCGAGGCATCGGCACGTCGCTTCCGGGATCGGTTATGACCGAGACGACCAAGACTCGACTTGGGCTGCTCATCGTTGCCTCCGGCCTGGCGGTTTGGGCATACCAGTCCTGGGTGGCGGCCCCAGAGAGACATCGCTACCAGGTAGCGCAGCGTAACGCCGCGGATGTACAGCGATTCAAGGATTGGGCTTACATCGCCAAGGAAAAGGAGATCGCCCCCGGCGAAACCGTGCGCCTGGTGGTCATCCCGAGCGCCATGGGCGAACCGATGGATACCAAGTGCTTTCTCTACACCCACCGAGAGTTCCGTACCAGTTCCATGATCTGCCCGGATGCTGATCGTAACTTCATAGACCAAGCCGATCCACAGAACTAGGTAGTTCATCAGCTCCAACGATACAAGCCCGCCCACCCACGGCGGGCTTTTTTGTTTCCTCCGTCGCCCCCCACCACCAACACCAACGCTTCAAATGCGCAAACTTTTGCTTGACGAAGCGGCAAACTTTTGCGCATACTGTGCACGTCAGCAGCGGGATGTGACCGGCAATAGTTCCGTGAGCCAACGGAAGCGAGCCACCGGACGCGGGAGGATTTCCCCCGACGGCAAGCCGGATGAACCGGCCACATCGCCCCTGCTGATTGTGCAGGAACCACCGGCGGGTGCTCACGCAGGCAGATCGGGAAGACGGTCCCCGTCCTGGCGGGATACCAGGCTGAACACCGGAGGATGTAATGCGGAAGTCATCTCTTTTGGCGGCTGTTGCCGCAGCACTTGGATCTGTATCTGGTGTGGGAGCAATTGCGCTTACGCCGACTTCTCGGGCTGTTGCTGCGGATCGTCGTGAAAACCACATCTCGACGGCATCGCCAGAATCCTCTGTGTGGAACTACCCCACCGGACCGGGATGGACTGTCGCCCAGGTGCGCAGGATGGCGCAGAAGCGCATCAACAAGAACCGCAACAAGCTGTCACGGAGGAAGTAGTCATGGGCTTTGCATCTGGAATCACCGTTCCCCTGTCGATGGACCCGGGCATCGGGGCCATGGCCGCCGCGATCGCAGACGAGCGTGACCGGCTGATGGACGAGTTGGAGGAACAGTTCCTCCGCGAGAGATCCACCGAACTGCTGCTCACCGACGTGGCCGGCCTGCTGGACGAGGCCGAGGACCGAGAGGACGTGATTCGGGCGCTCCAGTCGGCAACCACCAGCATGGAGATTTTCCAGGCGCAAACCCGGCTCAACGAGCTACTGAAGCTCGAAGCCGGAATCATTGCTCGCCGTGACTGGGGAAACGGATCCAGCTACGCGGCCATGAAGTTCTGCGCGGAGCATGGGCTGTGATCCCTGCCATCCGCCTGATGTTCCTGCGCCGCCGGCAGCGTCGCCTACAGCGCGAAATGACCGAGGCGCGCGCCGTGCTCGCTGATGCCCAGGCCCGCCTCTACACCCTGGCCAGGGCAGAACAGGCCACCGCCCGGGAAATCAATAAGCACGAATTGACCATGGGGAGGATCGCATGTCCGTGATTGCCGTCGTTGTGATCGTCGGTTTCGTTGTCGCCATGTGCCTAATGGCCGGCGCCAGCATCGTCAGCAGCGGACCAGGCCGCCGGGAGGATGACCGTGCCTGAATACCACATCATCACAAGCGCCATGATCGTCAAGCCGAAGACGGAACCGACATTCTCGGAGCAGGCAACAACGGTCGGAATAGATGACGAGGCAGCCGGTCCGTTTGTTTTCATCTCTCAACCCACCGGCCCCCACGGAGAGAACAAAGTGGCCATCTGCCGCGATGAATGGCCGTGGATTCGTGAGGCTGTCGAGAAGATGCTGATGGTCTGCGCAGACGAAGACAAGGCGGAGCGTTGCCATGCGTAGCCACCGCCAAATCGCCGAGCGCGCGATTGTCTCCCTGTGCGTCCTCGTCCTGGTCGCTGGCATAGCACAGGACATCCTGGAGTTGCTGCTGTGATTGATAACTGCGAAATAACAGGCGGCTGATTTACGGATTAGCCAGCACCAAAACCTCTAGCGAAACACACAAGGACACAGAACATGGACATCAAGACTCTCGAAGCACTCGGAATCAGCCCAGAAGCACTTGGCGACCGGATCGTAGATCAAGCGGTTGAAGTGCTGCTGAGCACTAGCGGATTCGACCCAGACACCGAGCAAGAGACGCGTTACGAGTCGCGGTTTAAGAAGGCAATCGAGGCCCGCATTCAGAAGGCCGTCGATGAAAAGATTGCGGCTCTGGCTGCCGTGCATTTGGTTCCCCGGGTTGGCGAACTGATCGAGAAGGCCGACATGCGCAAGACGAATCGCTACGGCGAGCCGCAGTCGGCGTCGATGACCTTCAAGGAATACATCGCGCACCGGGCAGAGACCTACATGACCGAGGAAGTGGACTACCACGGCAACTCAAAGGCCGATATGGATGCAAAGAACGAATCGACCTACAACTGGCGATCGTGCGGGCCGCGCCTGACCGTGCTTATGAAGATGTACATCAAGGACACGATGGAAAAGGCGGCGAAAGAGGCGGTGACAGACGTTAACAAGGTGATCGCCAAGAACATCGAGAAGGCGGCAAAGGACGCCATCGCTTCGGCGGCTGGCGCTCTCAAAGTGGTTGTGTCGGCATCGTGATTGCCCGGGCCACATGGGTGCGGAGGAAGGCGACATGAGCATGTGGCTAACTCAAATATCCGGCCTCGCCTCTGTTGCTTCCTATCCAATGATGGGAACTCCTGATGCCAGGATCGCCGCCGGCCAGCGTGCTGGCGTTCAAGCCGCTAAGCGTATCCGGGGCATGAACAGGGAGCAGGTGATTTCCATCCTGGTCGATCATGGTCCGGTATCAGAAAACGCCATCATCAAGCTCTCCGGCCTATCGAGGAACACGGTCGCGGAGATTATGCGCGACATGTTCCAGCGCGGCCAGGCAGAGCGGTCGAAGAAGGGATGGGGCACCCCGGGATTGTGGAGCATCGTTCGATGACATCCATGTGGAATCTGGCGATCGGAGGCTGCAAGCCGCTCGTTTCTCCAGTGACAGCTAAGCAGCGCCGGATCCAGTCGCGCCGCCAGTCGGACCGGGCCAAGGATGACCGCGTGCTGATGGCCATCAAGCGGATAGGCCAGGCCTCGATCACCGACATCTACTTTGACCTGGGCGACATGTCCCCGTCGACGATCACCAATGTCTGCCGGCGGATGGCTGAGCGCGAAGTGGTCCGCCGCATTGACGGGCTCCCGACGAGATGGGAGGCCACCCGATGACCACCACCGCCGAGCACCTGAACTACTCCCCGGGCCTGGCCGACGGAATCTGCCCGGCGCACTGCGGGCACCTGGCGCGGATCTTCGGCGCCGCGCACTGCGTCGCCTTCGACCGGACCCTGACCCAGGACGAAAACCGTAATGCCAGGCGCTGCAAGGCCTGCAAGAACCACGGCGTCAACCACGACCACCACGAGGACTGAACAATGAACGAAATCACCCCGTCGATGACGGTCCGCGCCTCCAGCTGGGGCGCGCTATTCGACTGCGCCATGCGCTGGCACGCCATCCACATCGACAAGAAGCGCAACCCCATCGGCCTGCGCATGGCCCTTGGCACGGCCATCCACAGGGCCACGGCCATCTACGACACCAGCCGCATGAACGGCCAGGGCCTGACCCCAACGGACGCCGCCGGCGCCGTGGTCGACTCCCTGAAGGAATCGGCCGCCGAGGTCGACATGAACCTGGACGATCTGACCATGCCGGAGGCCGAGAAGATTGGCCTGACGCTGCACTCAAAGTATTGCGCCGAGATCAGCCCGCGCTACACCTTCGCCGGGGTTGAGCTTGAAACAAAGCCCATGGACATTGATTGCGGCAACGGCGTCATCGTCCGCCTGACCGGCACGATGGACCGCTCACGCCTCAAGCAGGGGACCAGCGGATTGGGCATCGCCGACCTGAAAAGCGGCGCCACGGCGGTGCAGAAAGGCGCGGCCAAGATCGATGGCCACGGCGCCCAGCTCGGCACCTATGAGCTTCTGCACGAGCACACCACCGGCCAGGCCATCACCGAGCCGGCGGAGATCATCGGCCTCAAGACCAAGGGCACTCTGGAAGTGGCCACCGCCTCGGTGATCAACCCGAAACGGATCATGGTCGGCACCGACACCATGCCGGGCCTGATCCAGTTCGCCGCCGAGATGTTCCGCACCGGACTGTTTCCGCCGAACCCGCGCAGCTTCATGTGCGGGGAGAAGTTTTGCCCTGTTTTCGACACCTGTATCTATCACGAATAATTCACTGGAGACCACCAGACCATGAGCGCGACCAACATCGCCACCCTGAAGGAAGGGGGCACACCAGCAGCAAGCCAGCCTCGGGCCAATATCCTGCAATTGCTCGGCGCCGAGAAGACCAAGAAGCAGATGACGGCCATGGCCGGCCGCTACATGACCGGAGACCGCATGCTGGCGCTCTGCGTCAATGCGATCCGCAAGACCCCGAAGCTCGCCCAGTGCGACCCGCAGAGCGTGCTCGGTGCGTTCATGGCCGCCGCCGCCCTTGGACTTGAGCCCAACACGCCGGCCGGGCAGGCGTACCTGATCCCCTACGACAAGCGCGGCAAGCTGCCGAACGGAAAATGGGGCGTCATCGGAACCGAGTGCCAATTCCAGATCGGCTACAAGGGATTCATCACCCTGGCCTACCGCAGTCCAAACGTAGCGTCCCTCGAGGCCGAGGCGATCCACGAACGAGACGAATTCGAGCACATGCAGGGTAGCACCGGCCTGGTCCGGTTCAGGAAGGCCCTCAAGGACCGTGGACCGCTGGTCGGCGCCTACTGCCTCATCAAGATGAAGAACGGCAACGAGGTAGCCCTGACCCTGCCGCTCGACGAAATCTACAAGGCGCGCTCCAAGTCCGAAACCTACAACTCACTGGTTCGCGCCGTCGATCAAGCCGACAGCGACAAGGACCGCGCCAAGGCCGCGCAGAAACTCGCCGACACGCCATGGGTGATGCACGAGGACACCATGGCAAGCAAGACGGTGATCAAGAAGATCATCAACTCGAGGCTTCCGCTGGCATCAAACGACCCTATCGCCATCGCAAGCCAGCTGGACGAGCGGGCCGTCGATTTTTCCGCCATGGCCGACCCGGCCACCATCAGCCAAGTGTTCGAGGAAGGCGCCGAACCTCCTGCGCTGGAGCATCAGGAGGTTGAAACGGTGACCACCCACATCGAAGCAGACGCGGAAACGGTTTCTGTAGGGACGGTAAGCGCCGAGGTTTCTTCAGTACGCGCAGCTTCTGGCGCCCCAACCTTCGACGACGCCATGTCGGCCGTCAAGTCCGGCGACTTCGATATGGCCCGGGACATCGCCCGCGGCCTGCCGGAGAACCAGCAGCGTCAGATCAACGTGTCCATCGCCAATGCCAAGCCGGCCGGCACCGGTGGCAGCGATATGTTCCAGGCGGAATAGCCATGGCCGCCTCCATCAACCAGGAACTGACCGGGCGAGACGTGTTCGTGAAGGTCACCGACACGAAGACCGGCGCCGTCATCGCTACCCAACATCGCGCCTGGGATGTTGATCGCTTCATGGCCTCCCAGCAGCAGCAGTACCGGGACGCCGACGCAAAGGAGAAGCCGCCGACACCGGGCCGGCACGTCGTCACCATGATCGACCGCACCGAGTACCAGACCATCAGCAGGAGGGCCGCAGCGTGAAGATCACCGCCATCAACATCCAGAACTTCCAGGCCATCACCGACATCGGACTGGCCATCGACCGGCCCGTCGTCCTGGTGGCCGGCGGCAACGAGCAGGGGAAGACCAGCATGCAGGAGGCCATCCGCCTGGCCATGACCGGCGAGGTGGTCCGCGTCAAGCTGAAGAAGGACTACCCCGCGCTGGTCCGAGACGGCGCCAAGGCGGCATCGGTCCTGATCAAGCACACCGCCGGCGAGGTGGCCATCACCCTGCCGGATGGCAAGCGCACGATGAGCGGCGACCCGATCCACGGCGCCCTGCCATTCGTGCTGGATCCGCCGCGCTTCGCCAGCCTCGAGGACAACGAGCGCCGCAGCATGCTCTTTGCCCTGACCGGATCCTCTGCCGCGCCCAAAGCCATCCGGCAGAAGATGATCGACCGCGGCTGCTCGGCCGACAAGGCGGAAGCCGTTGCCCCGCTGCTGGTCTCAGGCTTCCCGGCCGCCCATGACTATGCCAAGACCAAGGCGACCGAGTGCCGCGGCGCCTGGAAGCAGATCACCGGCGAGACCTACGGCGAAAAGAAGGCCGAGACCTGGAAAGCGGAAAAGCCGGCGATCGACACCACCGGCCTGGACGAAACCAAGGCGGCCCTGGCTGCCGCGAATGAGCGCATATCCGCCGACACGGAGCGTATGGGCGAACTCCGGGCGATGAAGCGCCAGCAGGACGAGCGTCGCGCCAAGGTGGCCGGGCTCCAGGAGCAGGCCGGCAATATCGGCAGAATCACCGCCAAGCTTGAGAAGGACCGGGGCGACATGGCCGAGTGGCAGGCCAAGGTGGAAGCCACCCGGGCGAAGGCCTCCGGAAGCACCGAAACCCCTCCGTCCTACACCTGCCCGAGCTGCGGATCCATCCTCATGCACCGGCACGCCGACGGCGCTCTGGTCGAATACGAAGCGCCGGCCCAGAAGGCAGACCCGGAGGCACGCGAAGCCCTGCCCGAGTACGAACGGGCGCTGGAAGTCATGGTGCGCTCCGTGGCCAACGGAGAGCGCGACCTGGAGCAAGCCAAGGCCGCCGCGGCCTCCCTCCAGGAGATCGAGGCCACGCCGGATACGGTCACCGCCGAGATGATCGCCGACCTGGAAAGCTCGATCGCCAACCTCAAGCACGAAGCGGCCAACCACCAGGCGGCCATCCGTCTCGTCGAAGATGCCCAGCGCAAGGCAACCGCCGCCGACAAGAAGACCCGGGCCGCTGCCGAGAACCACCAGCACCTGAAGGATTGGCTCAAGATCGCCGACGCCTTGGCTCCGGATGGCATCCCGGGCGAACTGCTGTCAGATGCCATCAAGCCGTTCAACGACCGGCTGCGCGCTACCGCCTCGGCCACCGGATGGGCACAGGTTGCCGTGGATCCCGACATGAGCGTGCGCATCGGCGGCAGGCTCTACAGCCTGTGCAGCGAGTCCGCCCGCTGGCGGGCCGATGCGTCCCTGGCCGAGGCCATCGCCCACGTATCCGGCCTGAGCCTGATCGCCCTGGACCGGATGGATGTGCTGGACATGGGCAACCGGTCCACCCTCCTGCGCTGGCTCCACGGACTGGCCACCGCCGGAGAGATCGACACGGCCCTGATCTTCGCCACCCTGAAGGGCCTGCCGACGCTGCCCGGTGACACCTTCCAGGCGTTCTGGATGGAACGGGGCGAGATCAGCCACTACCAAGCCGCTGCCTAACGGCAGCACTACCCACCCAGAAGGAGAAGAAGCCATGAGCAAACCCATCACCGACACCCTGCGCCACATCGGCGGCGGGATCTTCATCGACACCGCCAGCGACAAGATGGCCGAACTGGTCAGCGCCGTCGACGGCAGCGGGAAGGCCGGCAAGCTGGTCATCGAAATCAAGGTGAAGAAAGCCACCCGAGGAGGCGCCATGCACATCACCGGCAACGTCAAACTCACCAAGCCGGCCGAAGAGCCCATGGAGGCGATGCTGTTCGCCACCCCGGAAGGCCACCTTGTCGCCGACGATCCGCGCCAGACCAAGCTCGACCTGAAGAGCATCCCCAGCACGACCGACATCACCACCGCCAACCTCAAGACCGCGTAAGGACACCCTTCTCCAGCAGGCTCAATCAACAGCCGATACGGAATGGCGCCCGATGGAAACGGCACCCAAGGATGGAACGGTGATCCACATGCTGATGCACCACCCGTACCGACAGTACGCAAAGGGCGTGGAAAAGCGACAGTGGGAGCAGGTTGTCGAGGCGACATGGATCGACTTCAACGGCGGCGGGTGGACGTGGCACGGCATGTATGGCGAGCCGCAGGGATGGCGGCCATTGCCTGCCAACGCCATAGGTCAGGGGAGCGCCGCTTGCGGCGCGTCCCCTGCACCGACGGGTTATACGGCTGCGACCACGGAGCGCAAATGATCCACTACCACGGCCTACCGATAACGCCAGCGACAGCAGCTCGCGCCGCAGTGAGCGGAGGGCATTCGTTTGTGTCCTTCCGCTACCCCGACCAGTTGGGACTTGTGCTTGAGGTTTGCCAGTCCTTCGCGGTGGATAACGGCGCTTTCTCGGCGTGGAAAAGCGGCGAGCCGGTAACGGACTGGAGCCGCTATTACGCTTGGGTGGCCGAGTTGCACCGATACCCGTCTTTTGACTTTGCAGTTATCCCGGACGTGATTGATGGCGATGAGAAAGCCAATGATGAGTTGCTGGCTGAATGGCCTTGGGTCGATGCGGTATCTCGATGGGTCGGTGCCCCAGTCTGGCACATGCACGAATCTATTGATCGGCTACGGCGTCTTGCGCGGGAGTGGCAGCGGGTCTGTCTCGGCAGCAGCGGCCAGTACGCCACCGTTGGCAATGCACGATGGTGGGACCGGATCGCCGAAGCCATGAACGCCGTGTGTGACAAGAACGGAAACCCGGTTTGCAAGTTGCATGGCCTGCGGATGTTGAACCCGGATGTGTTCTCGCGGTTGCCGTTCGCCAGCGCGGACAGCACCAATATCGCGCAGAACGTGGGAATTTATTCGGCCTGGCGCGGCACCTACACGCCAGCAAGCAAGGAATGCAGGGCGCTGGTGATGCGTGAGCGGATCGAGAGCCACCAGGCGACGACGTTTTGGGAGCCGCAAGCCGTGCAAATGGTGATAGCGGCATGAAGACGTATAACGCTCCGCATGAGGGGCCGGGCCGCTTTTCGCCCGGTCCGCTCGATGCGGTTGTTGGGCCTCAGACGGAACAAGAGAGGAACGCGAAATGAATGAAGACCAGATTGCCAAGCTGGCGCTCGACATGCTCGGGGCGCTGATGCACAAATTGCCAACGAAGCGCGAGAAGTCGGACGCACTCGGGGCGCTGATGTTGGCCGGCTACAACCTGCTGCGGACCACCGAGGGAGACGAGTTCGTGCGCGGATGGCTGGAAAGCGCACTGGCGGACATTGCGGCAAACCCGCCGGCATGCGAATTCAGGATGCCGCACTAATGAGGCCCAACAGTCAAATTGAGGGGATGGACGCGGCCTTATGCGGCCAGTCCCGCTCGAATGCAGAGTTGGGCGGCGGACGCCCGGAAGGGAAACGACGTGAAAACGATTGAGGCATACGACAGCGCATACCCTGGAAGCATGCACCAGCGCGAGGATGGATCGTTCATTCGGCGCGAAGACGCTGAGAGCTTGGCCGGCGCACTGCTGGCGCTCGTGAAGTCCGGCGACCGCGCTGTTGAAGATTTTCGGGACGCGCTGACCCAAGCGAACAAGGACGCCGACCTGTACGCGAAGAAGGACCAAGCAAACCACGAACTGCGCGCCGAAAACCAACGGCTGAAGGATGCGCTGTTCTTCTGGCTTCCGAACATCCCGGCCGTGGAGAACGAATGCACAGAGCGCATGGCGAACGACGCGGCGCTTCTGATCGGACACGAAGGACGGATCGACGACAGCGCAGAGCAACGGGGCTGGATCACGCTGACGACGCCCAACGCACTAGGTCAGGGGAGCGCCGCTTGCGGCGCGTCCCCTGCACCGACGGGTTGTGCGTCTGGTGGAGATGAGTGATGACGGTTGCAGTACTTTTCGCCCGCGCAGATAGCCACTACAAGGCACTGGCCGGCGTGGACGTGTGGGACGCTGAGAGGGACGCCAGGCGCTGGCCCGGAGGTTGCCCGGTAGTGGCGCACCCGCCTTGCAGGGCGTGGGGCCGGCTGCGCACGTTCGCACGGCCACGACCCGACGAGATGAACCTGGCGCGGCTTGCGGTGGCGCTGGTGCGGGAGTTTGGCGGCGTGCTTGAGCACCCGGCAGGCTCGACGCTCTGGCCGGCGCAGAAGCTGCCGATGCCGGGCGAGCGCGACCAATACGGCGGGTGGACACTGGCCGCGCCGCAGAAGTGGTGGGGCCACAAAGCCGAAAAGGCGACGTGGTTCTACGTGGTGGGGTGCGAGCCGGGCGACATACCGCCGCTGCCCTACGTGATGGGCGAGGCGGCCTATGTGGTGCAAAGCCGGAAGCGACACGACTACCGGCCGCACATCACAAAGGCCGAACGAGAGCACACACCGCCCGAGCTGGCGCAATGGCTGGTAGAGCTGGCAGCGAAGTGCAAGACGCACAACGCCTGAATTCAGGGGCGATGCGCGGCTTTATCGCGCAGCGTCCCCTGGAATGATGGGTTAGCAGGCAAACGGTAACTACGGAGTGACGATGGCTGAGAAAGTGACAATCGGGAACGCTGAACTGTGGCAAGGCGACTGCCTGGAAGTGATGGCGGAGTTGCCGCCGATGAGCGTGGACGCGGTGATAACCGACCCGCCCTACATGATTGGCGCAATCTCGACCGGCGACGCAAGCGCGAAAGCTGGCGGATGGGCTGACATGGAAAATAGCGCCTGGTGGTACGCCGAATGGCTGAAGCTGGCGCGGCGCGCACTGAAGCAAGATGGGTTTGCCTGTGTCTTCGGAAACTGGCGCAGCCTGCCAACACTGCTCTATGCGTTTGCTAAGGTGAAATGGCAAGTGGACTCGCTGATGATTTGGGACAAGGAATGGATCGGACCAGCAGGGCCGCGCCAACTGCGCCCGACTTACGAGGTTGTGCTTTTTGCCGGGATGCCAGACGCCAAGATAGACAACCGGAGCGCGAGCGACATTTACCGCTGCCGGTGGATGGCCGGTAACAGCAAGACGACGGCGCACGCGGCAGAGAAGCCGGTGGACGTGATGCGGCACCTGATACGACTGACCACGAACGCAGGCGACACGGTTCTGGACTGCTTCATGGGAAGCGGAACCACTGGCGAGGCGGCGCACTTGGAGGGGCGGCGATTTATCGGGATTGAGCGCGAGCATGAGTATTTCCACGGAATCGCGGTGCCGAGGGTGACGGGCGCTCAGGCTCAAGAGCAAATGTTCGCTGAACCAAAAGTCGGCGCTGGCGATACGGCGGTGCAGGGCGACATGCTTTTGCCTGCTAACGATTGAGTTAACCGGCCTCGCGCGCTTTTTGCGCGAGGTACGGTTGGACGAATTGTTGTGCGGCAACGGACGAAAGGTAACGATGAATGAGTTGGCACTTTTTGCAGGAGCAGGCGGAGGCATCTTGGGAGGCACCATCCTTGGATGGCGCACCGTCTGCGCTGTTGAAGTTGATGCCTACGCCCGGAGCGTGCTGTTCGCCCGCCAGCGCGACGGACTGCTTCCAGCCTTCCCGATCTGGGACGATGTGCGAACCTTCGACGGTAAGCCCTGGGCAGGGAGTGTGCATGTTGTCAGCGGTGGATTCCCCTGCACGGACATTTCCGTCGCCGGAGCAGGAGCCGGGATTGACGGGCCTGAAAGCGGCCTATGGCGGGAAATGGCGCGGATCGTTGGCGAAGTACGACCGCGATTCGTGTGGGTGGAAAACTCACCAGCGCTCACTACTCGGGGGTTGGGCCGAGTTCTCGGCGACCTGGCCGAGTTGGGGTTTGATGCTCGATGGGGAGTTGTTGGCGCAGACAACGCCGACGCTCCGCACGAAAGAAAGAGGCTTTGGATTTTGGCCGACGCTTACCGCTTCGATTGGGAGGAAATGCGGCGGCCGACACAGGGGCAAGGCGGACACACTGGCAAGCCGGTTGGCCGAAGTGGAGGGGCTGAAAACTTCCTCGACTGGCCGAGTGAACCCAACGTGGGCAGAGTGGTTGATGGGGTTCCCGACCGGCTGGACAGACTGCGCTGTCTTGGAAATGCCCAGGTTCCGCGAGTGGCTGCGGCTGCATGGCGGATTTTGACGCACAACGCACTAGGTCAGGGGAGCGCCGCTTGCGGCGCGTCCCCTGCACCGACGGGTTGTGCGTCTGGTGGAGATGAGTGA